ACCATGCATATCCCTATGTGGGGCGAGTATGGGCATATCGTGCAGTAGACCTCGCAGAGGTTGCTGCAGGAACACGGAATGCATGGGATGCTTTGCCGTATGCTGTATGGACGTTGCATACTGATTTCTACCCCACCCTCCCCCGCTTCAACGCGGCAGCATATGACCCAGCCACGGGGCGAATCTTCCTTTCAGTCGATAAAAGCGATGGCGACGGCAACGGAGTACCCCTCATCCATGTGTTTACTATTAGTCAAGGGGTGACAACCTATGCGCTGACAGTAACCAATGGGGGCGGAAGTGGAAACTTTGCTGCAGGGGCTACGGTAAATATTCTTGCGAACACTGCAGCTCCGGGGTTTGCGTTCGATGAATGGACTGGGGATGTCTCGACGGTTGCTGACGTAAATGCTGCTTCGACAACTATGATTATGCCAGCAGCCCCAGCAACAGTGACTGCTACCTATGCGGCGCTGCCAACCTACGCCCTGACAGTCACAAACGGCACAGGGGACGGCAGCTATATAGCCGGAACTGTTGTACATATTGTAGCTGATGCCCCCGGAGGTGGGTCGGTGTTCGACCGCTGGACAGGCTCTGCGGCTATCGTCAACATATTCGCAGCAAGCACAACTATTGCCATGCCCGCTGCGCCTACGACCGTAGTGGCTACGTATACCCCACCTCCATTGTATGCATTAACAGTAAACAGCGGCACTGGAGATGGAAATTATGCTGCTGGAACTGTAGTGACTATCACTGCAGACACAGCTCCTCCTGGCCAGGTGTTTAATTCATGGGTTGGGGCTACAGTAGCCGATGTAGCAGCCTCTACAACGACAATTACCATGCCAGCGGCTGCCGCAACTGTTACAGCTACGTATTCGACAACGAGCAGTGGGTTGCCGATTGTACCGGGCGCGGCTGGATTTGGGATGGATACCCGTGCAGCGTATGGTGGGGCAACAAATCCAGTTGTCTTGAGAGTTACAACTATCGCTGATTCGGGAGCAGGGTCGCTACGGACTGCACTTGCAACTACCGGCCCACGGGTAGTCATTTTCGACACCAGCGGAGCAATTGAACTCACAACAGAGCTTGTTATCGCGGACCCCTATGTGACCGTTGCTGGCCAGACTGCCCCAGCCCCGGGAATTATGCTGAAGAACTATGGGCTGCAAATCCAAACCCATGATGTGCTCATTCAGCACCTATATATTCGCCCAGGTGCAGACACCTGTAACACTGGCGTAGAAGCCTTCATTACCGGCAACCCCTATAATATTGTATTGGATCATGTCTCCGTTAGCTGGTCGCAGAGCAAGAACTTTGCTTTCACTAACGGCACGCACGACATGAACCTTACGCTGTGGAAGTGCATCTGCTCAGAACCGTTGTATAACGCACCGGGTCGAGAAAGCTGCGGCGGCGGCGGAGCAGGGTTCGCCTATGGGCTGCTCTTTAGAAACGAAGCGAAGCAAGTATGTGTGATCCAAACGCTCTTTACGCAATGCGCTGAACGGAACCCCTACTGCACCGGCAACGCAGAGGCGGTTGTTTATAATAATCTCATCTACAACTGGGACCATATTGCGACATTCTTTAGCGATATCGATGGGGTTGAACCGCCAGGACTGACTGCATCGGTTATTGGGAATTACTATAAAATAGGCCCTACCCCAGAACCAGATTTCAATGACTGCGTCGCATCCCGATTCCTCGCAAGCAGCGCGCAGATTTATATTGCCGATGTGGGTAAAGACACTATACCTGGTACCCCGCTTACGACATACCACGTTATCGACGGAGCTAATGCTCAGGTTCTGACACCCCCGATTGCTGTGGCAGACTATACGCTGCTGTCGTCAGGCACAGTGTATGGCCAAGTGCTGGCACAGGCTGGGGCACGAGTCGTTGACATGGACCCAGTAGATGTGCGTATAAAGAATGACGTCATTAACCGCACTGGGGGCTTCATTCAAACACCTGCAGATGTTGGTGGATACCCTACCTTTGCAGTAAATACACGAGTACTCTCTTTACCAGCTAATCCTAATACTGTAACGGGGTCAGGATATACTAATCTTGAGGTCTGGTTGCAAGGATATGCGTCAGTGGTTGAAGGCTAAATAAGATGATTAAAAATACCGCAGGGCAGACTATCGGCGCAGGGCTGGTAAACACAAGCAATAGCAATGCCTTTACTGGCGTTGTTACGGTATATGTTACTGGAGATAACGGTTCGCAGGCTATCGGGTCTGTGGGGTCGGGGATATGTACGAGTAAAGGGAATGGGTATTATACCTATTTGCCTGCCCAGGCTGAGACGAATTATAACATTGTATCGTTTACGTTTACTGGTAGCGGTGCTAAGCCAGAGACAGTTATTGTGCCTCTTTCGACCCAGACGGGGGATTCGTTTGCGCTGCTTGGAACGCCTGCAAATGGGACGGTTTCAGCAGATATTGCGGCAACGAATGCGAATGTGCTGGCTCAGTTTACAACGGCACTCGCTGAGAGCTATAATGCTGATGGTGCCCAGGCCACAGCTGCTCAGATGCTCTATGGGATATTCCAGATTCTCACTGAGATGAACATCAGCGGTACGACGGTTACGGTTAAACGCCTCAACGGCAGCGCCACAGCCTACACCTGCACCATTAACGACCCGACAAATCCGACATCAATTACCCGCCTGTCGTAAGATCCTATGGCACTAATTGGCAATATCCCCGTACGTGGCTTCGATGCTGGAGACGTTTCAGCTATCGTTACGCGGGGATTCCACGCGCCAGCGATTGCTACTCCGGTTGTAACTGTTGAATGCCCAGAAGCAGTACTGGGAACAGTTGGCGTAGCATTTTCATCGACTGTTGTCGCAACAGGGGGGACGCCGCCTTATACCTTTGCTATTGGGTCCGGATCACTTCCTACCGGCCTAACGATGGGTATTGATGGGGTCATTACTGGGACACCAACAGTTCCGGGAACCTTTCCGTTCTCGCTGTCAGCCATTGACGCAATGACGGTGGTTGGGACGACTTCATGCTCGATAACCATTGCTGCTGCCGTTGTGCTCGACACAGGGTCGGTTGTGATGTGTGTCGATGCAGCGAACCCTGGGGATGGGGAGTATATTGATGCCTACAGCGGGCTAGATGGGTCGTTTATTCAGCACGGGATACCGTTGTCGCCTCATGGAATTGGGTATGCTCAAGCTGGGGCAGTGCTGCCTAGTAATGGCCATGTATACCAATGGGGTATTCATGAAGCATCTATTCCTGACGCTGATAATTTATTTGAATGGGATAATGAACTTATTCAGCAAGCCGTCACATCGATTCCCTGGCCAAGCACTGGGGTATCCTATGCATGGATTCCTAACGGGATTTGCTTTGATGGGTCAGATGTTTGTTATATCGCATGGATTGGTTCGCTAGCGATTGCTGGGCATTATGCCATGCAGCAACTGCAGGCAGGAACCTTTGCTGTTCTCAATACCTATATTGATTTCGACGGCGGTGCTGGGGTTGGAACCTTTAGGCCTGGGGCTGTTACAGTTGACGGATCTACATATTATTATAGCTTCGGGGATTCGTCGTCGGCGACGGCGAACGTCATTAGAAAACTCGCTATTCCGGGGGGTACGGCATCAACATTTGCGACGTATAGTACGTGGAATGCTGGGACAGTAACTGGATATCAGTTTAATCAAAACTGCCTCCAAACCGATACTGATGATAATGTATATGCGGTTGCACGGCACACAACCGGGGGTGTTGTTGATGGCGCGAGGCTGCTGAAGTTTGATTCGGCAGGGACGTTGCTGTTAGATTATCCTGTTTCATTCGATACCGTTGCGACGACTGTTGAAGGCATGGCCGTTACGCCCGATATGGCGTATATGTGGATTATTCTCCACCATCAGACACTACAGCAGTATCGGTTGTCGGATGGGGTTAGGACGATTAATTCCTCGGCTCCTAATGGATTCGCCTATGGATCGTTGTCGATTACTGGGGTTGCTGGCCCTCCTCCACCAATGCCCGTGCTGCACATTGCGAAAGTTCAGCAAGGGACATTTTTCAGGGGCCAGATGCACGCTACTTACCAATTGGCTGTGTCGAACAGCGGAGCTGCTACATCAGCCCCGATTGTTGTCCATGAGACCCTGCCTAGTGGGCTGAGTTTGGTTTCTATGTCGGGGCCGGGATGGACGTGTGTGGGAAATGTCTGCTGCAGGCATGATGTGTTGGATTTGAACGAGACGTTCCCGCTTATTACGGTAACGGTTAATGTGGCTAGCGATGCGACGTCGCCGCAGGTCAATCTTGCAACAGTAACGAGTGATAGCTTGCCCCCGGCGTCAGCTACTGTGAGCACGCCATTGAGCGATGCCAGTAACGCTTGTGTGGCAACTCTACCTTTAGGATAATGATATGAAGAAGCTTCTTGTTGGGTTGACTATTGTGGTAGGGTTGGCTGTGGGGCTTAGTGCTCAGGGAAGTTTGAGCAGCCAGGTGCTGCAGTTGCTCACGCGCAACAACACATGGTCGGGAATTAATACGTATTTATCGACAGTTGGGTTGGCTGTTCAGCGAGGGTCTGCTCCGCCTGCGACGACTACAGATACTTTGTATAATGTCGGCGGAAGTTTGTATTTTAACGGGTCACTTTTGGCTAGTGGGAGCGGATCTGGCACTGTGACATCGGTTGGACTCACTGTACCGGGTATTTTGGCTGTGAGTGGATCGCCAGTTACTGGAAGTGGGACATTGGCGGTGTCGTTGAATACATCGACTGCGAATACTGTTTTTGCTGGACCGACAAGTGGGGGTGCGGCGACTCCGACCTTTAGGAATCTTGTTGCGGCAGACATTCCGAACATCTCAGCGACGTATTTGACGCCTACTTCAACGGCGACGTTGACGAATAAGTCTGGGAATATTAGCCAATGGACGAATGATTCGGGATATTTGAGCACGAGCACGTCGAGTCTGACGAGTCTTGCTGCAGTTGGGACGATTACGTCAGGAACGTGGAACGCAACGATTATTACCGGGGCGTATGGCGGGACTGGGGTTAATAATAGTACGAGGACGATTACGACGGGCGGAAATATTACGACGGGTGGGGCATTTACAACGAGTGGGGCGTCTTCGTTGACGTTGACGACAACCGGGGCGACAAATGTTACGCTGCCGACGACTGGGACACTTGTTAATAGTGCTGTGACGACGCTGAGTAGCTTAGTGAGTGTGGGAACTATCTCTACAGGCACTTGGAGTGCTACGGCGATTGCTGCTAATAAGGGTGGTACAGGGCAGACAACGTATGCTATTGGAGATTTGCTGTATGCGTCGGGCGCTACGGCACTTAGCAAGCTTGCTGATGTCGCAACTGGAAATGTGCTGATTTCTGGCGGTGTAGCAACTGCTCCAAGCTGGGGTAAGGTTGCGTTGGCTACTCATGTGAGTGGATCGTTGCCGCTGGCAAATGGCGGGACTGGATTGACAACGGCAGCTGACGACACAGTGATGGTTAGCAGCGGAACGGCATGGGTAGCGAGGGCGCTGACGACTGGAGTGGTGAGCTATGATACGTCTACAAATGCTTTTAGCGTTCCGACGACGTTTATCTTGGGCAGCGGAGCACCTACTCCCTCTGCAGACAACATCCTCCTCCGCAGCAACATCAATGGGTTGTTTGAGATGGTGTTGGGTAATGGGTCGGCGTATGCGAATGCCGAAGCGGCGAAGCTGGCGCTTGGTAACTTTGTCGATAACACCTTCGTTGCTTCCCGCTATACGACCCTTGGGGTAGTAAGTACCTATACTGGAACGATCTCCACTCAGCCGATTGTGCAGCAGTATAATCTCGTTGTCGCGACTCCTAGTGCCGATGCGACTCAGCCTGTTCAAGGTATGAGTGTCGCTGTGACAAGTGATGACTCGGTAAGAAACTTTGTTGAGTTGACTGCTGCAAGCTTTGACGCTGAGCCGTCAGGAAGCGGAACGGTTACAGCAAACACCGCGATTTATGCCCAAGGCTATGTCAGCGGTGTTGGAACGACTACGAAGAATGCCGGTATAGAGATTTTCGTGGGCGGCGCGGACACGTCGATTATTACTGATAACTACGGGCTGCTGATCGACGGAACGAGTGTGGGGATGACGCTGACGAATAACTATGGGATCTACATCGCTGACCAAACAGTGGCTTCGACCCTTAATTATGCCTTCTTCTATGCGGCCCCGTCGAGCAAGGAATTTGCAATTAAGGCCGATGGCCAGGTGATTGTTGGAGCACTCAAGACAACTGGGTCGGCGTCGAGCAAGAAAGTTGTGTGTGTGGATACCAGCACGGGACAGCTGTATGCCTCTAGCACCGGCACCGATTGCTCCAATTAGTTGCCAAATGTCATGGAATGTGGCATACTTACGTATATGATTAAAGCTTATCTTGTGCCGAGTTTGAAGACGCTAGGGACGCTGGTGGCGGGGGCGGTATTAGCCGTTGTGCTGTGGAATGGGTACTATTACTGGCAGCTGGCCAAGTGGGTTGACAGCAAGCGGACCTATGAAATCATCCAACAGGCAAACCAGCAGCAGCAGAGGGCCGCACAAGCTCAGAAGAGTGCAGAATGACCCCTAAAGCCTACTGGGCGTTTTGGACGTGCTACGGAATAGGGTTCCTTATCCTCGCTCGCCTGCTGCTTGTTAATCCCATCGTTGATGCCCTGAAAAAGTAATGGCTGCACATACACCTCCAGACCAGTTACTGCTAAACCTAACCCCTGCTCAAGTAGCCTATATGGCTGGGATATTTGATGGGGAAGGCTGTGTATTAATATCCCGAGTAAAGGAAAAAACAGCCTATCGAGTAGAATGTATGATCTCCAATACCGATCTAACTTTGCTGCAGACTATGCAGCTATGGTGTAATGGCATTGGATATATACGCGCAGGTAACTATAAAGCAGGACAAACACGACCATGCTATACGTGGCGAATGAGTAGTCGCCGTGCTGCCTTATTTATGTCTATTATTAGACCATATTGTATTGTTAAAGCTAATCAAATAGATATAGCTATCCAGCTTAGCAATAGGATTAGAGACTATGATGGCCGTAAGGTGCGGAAGCCAGGACAAACCAGAAATAAGGGAATTCCAGAAGAAGAGCTAGCCTTTAGAGACAACCTATTTTGCAGCTTAAAGGAGCTACGTCGTGTCATTCCAACAGTATACCTTGGCACAAATGCGTGCCATGCTGCAAACTAAGATTGAAAGTGTACCGTTCTGGGTTGATGCCGAAGCCAATGATGCTATTAATGAGGCATTGTTGGTATGGAATAGTCTGACGGGGTATTGGAAGTCTACTCAGCCTATCACCACGACAGCAACCAACTGGGACTATACCCTCAACGGCACGATGGTGTTTGGGACGCGGGTAGAGTTTGATGGACACGGGCTGAGCCAGTCGTCTATGGCTGAGATGGATGCCGGAAAGCCAGGGTGGCAGAGCCAAATGACCACTGATGGCGGGGATGTACCGACGACTCCGCAGATTTGGTTTCCACTGAGCATTGATGTGATTGGGATATGGCCTGCTGATGCGATTGGGGGGCATACGCTGACAGTGGACGGGATTGCTGCGACTCCGGTGCTGCTGGCTGGAACAGACTATATTCAGATCGGGGCAGAGGAGTTCAACGCGATTTTGGGGTATGCGCTGCATGTGTTGGCGCTGAAGGAGGGCGGGGAGCGGTTCGCTGCAACAATGCCGTTGTTTAAGGACTTTTTGATGCAGGCTGCTGAGGAGAATGACCAGCTGGCGACGAGTTCATACTTTAGGCAGTTTGTTGGCATCGACATGGGTCGGCAAGAGAAACCGACGCATGGGACGCCTAATGACTATGCGAAGTTGGCACAATGAGTATTAGTGACATCCAACTGCTGACTCAGATGCAATACACCATGATCGAGCCCGTTGATGGGGGGCTCTCGTGGCAGTCTGGGCTGTGGACAGCGCAGGAAGTGCTGAATTACCTCAATCAGCGCCAGAATAGGTTCCTTAAAGACACCCAAATGCAGATTGGGTTGGCAATGATTCCGGCTGCTGCGGGCACTCTCCAATACGACCTGCCAGATGATTGGATTACCACTGTAAGAGTGGTATGGATCAGTTCAGATAGGGCTACGAGGGAATTAATTCGGTCGAATGCCTGGGAAGCCGACAATGGAATTCCCTCGTGGACGTATGTTGCTGGAGCCCCGATTATTTATATTGATGTTGATACGCCTGTGCTGACGATTAAGGTGGCCCCGCTGCCAGATGAGGATGGTACGATTCAAGTTCAGTATGTACCGTTGGCTGGGTTGTTGACTGGGCAGAATATTACTCCGCTTGGCGAACCCTTTACGCTGCCGGATGAGTTTGTGCCGTATGTGAAGTATGGTGCGCTGGCAGATATGTGGAGTAAGGTTGGGCGAGGCATGGACCCTGAACGGGCAGCGTATTGTCAGGATCGCTACATGATGGGGGTGGAGATTGGGAAGATGATGTTGATGGGGTGGAAGAAGTAATGCCTATTAAGCCTATCATGCCGAGTATTCCGACTCCTCCTCAGTCTGGAGACGCCCCATTTGGCTCAACAGATATGCCAGGGTCTGCCCCAAATGCGGCAGATCCCTATATTGAGGGGCTATTGGGTTTCTTAGGCGTTGGCCCGGATACACATGCTAATAGAGGCGGGCAGCTCTTAAACATGTTATCCCCGGCTATTCTTAAAGGGCTGGGATTAGCAGCGTCAGGAATTGCAGTAGGAGGGGGTACAGCACTCCCGGCACTAAAAGCTCATGGGGCTGACTTAATTGAACAGCTATTGCAGGCTAAAACGCTTGAAAAAGAAAGTTTGGGGATACCCCTCAGGGGCAATAAATTTAATCCTCCTGGATACGACCCCACTGTCCCACTGCCGGATACCATGCAACAAGCCCTTGTATACGCCCAGAAACGCTGGCCGAGGTTATTTGGGCATGTAACAAAAATTACTGATGTGGATGCTATACATCAGCTAGGTAGTGGCCAGAATACTCTAGGGTTAACACGAGAAACTCAGCCAGGGTCGCTCACAGGGCCACTGCAGCTATCCCCATCTGTTCATGCCCGCAATAACGCAGACCCAGCTAATACTGTTGGCCATGAGTTATTGCACGTAGCAGATCGTCTTGCTATTCCAAATATGCAAGAAAAATATCAGCAATCAAATGCGCTGTTTGGGGGATATGATGCAAATAGTTATGAAGTAAGGGCGCGTAATCAGGGGGCAAATATGGCTAAAGAGATGCAGCTAAATCAGCAGCTTGAGCCAAATACGCCAAACTCTAGGGCAGGACAGACTCTTATGCGAAAAAATAGAATAGCAGAAGCTCAGGCTGACGCTATTCGCCGTAAGGAGTTGCTGCCGTAATGGCTCAAGAAAGTAAATCGACCCTCCCTGTTACAGCTTCGGATTTCAAAGCTCCGTTCCAGACGGCGGTGACGCGCTATGGGGTTGAAGGTCTCAACATCACTGACGCCATCGACTTTGTAAAACCCAATGAGATGACGCGGATGGTGAATGTCACTCATAGGGTAGATGGGGGTGTGGAGCCGAGGCCGGGGCTGACTGCACTGGCAACAGGCGGGACGAACCACCATAGCATTAGGCTGCTCGACGGGCATGGAGTGTATGACCCCAATACCATCCATGGTGTCGATACGACGGTTATGGTTGGGCAGGCTGGGGCGCTTACGCAAGTTGATACGGGGTATTCTGGTGAGCCGTTGAGCCTTGTTCCCTTCCATCCTGTGCTCAACGGCGTGCCCTGGATGTACATCGGCGACACTGAACAGATGTCAAAGGTGCGAGAGGATGGGACGGTGCTGCAGGTGGGCATGGTGCCGCCTGGGCTGATTGCTACGACAGTTCTCGGCACGCTCAACAAAACCCCCATCGCCAACTTCCTCACGGATGGCACTGCAGCAGCATCGTGGGCCGCAACAGCTGGTAAGAGCATCCCTGATAGCCTTAATGGGAGCATTGTTGCGACGGCTAATCCTACAGTCACTGGATTCTTTCCAGGGCCGGGAGGCGGTGCTACGCCAGTTAACTTTGGCTTTGGGTTGCCTACTGGCACGGCAATGGGGCAGGGGAGCGCACAGGATTTTTGGAATCTTTGGGGGGTAGCTGCGGGGAGAGATTTGAGCGTCGTTGGCGCTGAGCCGATGACCGACGACGACTACATCCATGTCTGGATACGGATGCAGAACACTGCAGCGGTGAAGGAGATCCGCATCTACTTTGTCGTCAGTGCAAGCTTTGACCCAACGAAGTTGCCGGGGCAGGCTCCAACGACTGGTGGGGTGGTACCAAATGCTGACGCCTATTGGGTGAGTATTCAGCCCCCAGACCTTTCGGGGGCGCTGAACGCGATTCGATTGGCTCCCGATGCGGCGTTGGCGCATTTTAATCAGCAAATTCTAGATGCTGCAGCTGCAGGAGCACCGCTGGTGAGTGGGTCGCAACCGGTGATTCCAGTGATTGCTACGGGACCGGGTTCCGGCACATGGAATGAATATGCTTCAGTTGGGTTGCCGCTGCGACGGGGGGATTTTCAGCGCATTGGAGCCACCGCTGGACGAGACTGGAGCACCATCACAGGCATTATCATCTATGCTGTAGGGTCGAAAGGGACAGGGTTTAGTAACATCGGATTCCAGCTCGCTGATATGTATGCTATGGGCGGCAGCGGGCCAGATAGCGGCGATGCCACGAGTACCCCGTATGATTATGTCTATACCCATTATGATTTATGGACGGGAGCTGAGAGCAACCCACAGCCGGGGGTAGATGCTGAAGATGATTTGAGTAATTCAGTGCCCATTGACGCGTTGCGGCGCAGCATCGTTGTCACACCAGGGGAGAGTTATCATAGCGCGCATGTGGTGCAGAGGTTCTATCGGCGGGGCGGGACGCTGCCGACGGATTGGTTTTTCGTAGGGCAGAACACAGCTGACGGAGCGGCGTTTATTGATACCATCACTGACACTGAAGCAGTGGCGGCTGGCAGTGTCGAAACTGACAACGACATGCCGGTATCTACAGTAGACCCTGATGGCGTCACGATTCTCCATCAGCCGCTGAGTTCTCTGTGGGGGCCTGTGGAAGGGTTTCTCATGGGGTGTGGCGACCCATACCGGCCAGGGTTTATTTACTTCAGCAAGCCGGGGAACCCTGATAGTTGGCCTCCGCAGAACCGCACTGAGGTGTGTTCGTCGTCGGAGCAATTGCTGCAGGGGGTGATGTATGGCGGGCAGGCGTTTGTGTTTAGTCAGGAACAAATGTATGCGCTGTATCCTAATCTGAGTGGCGATGTACCTGGGGTCACGTCACTCGTCACCCAATGCAAGAAAGGACTCGTCAATGGCTGCAGGTGGGGCGCGGCTGTGGGTATTGGTGGCATTGTTTTTATTGCGAATGATGGTATTTATCGTACAACGGGCGGTCCTCCGGAGTGGTTGAGTAAGAAGATTGATCCGCTGTTCAGGGGGCAGAGTAAGAATGGCATGCTGCCAATTGATTTCGACCAGCCGACGAAGCTGCGGATTGAAATCTACCAGAATGAGCTGTATTTTCTCTATCGAGATAGTAACAACGACACCCAATGTTTAGTCTATAGTCTCATCTATCAGTTCTGGCGGCAGTATAATTCGACCAAGCCTATTTCTTGCATGTATGCAGTGGAAGGGTCGTCAACGGATGTGCTGCAGGTAGGAGGCGGAGCTGGAGACGAATGGACGTTTGGTGGTGTTAGCGATGATGGGAATTCCATTGCCTGCAGCATGCGGGGTGGGGCGATTTTCTTCGACCACCCGCGTGAAGAGAAGCGGCTCGGGGATCAGATTATCGATATGGATTCTGATGGGGTAACGATTACTCTGCAGAATTACTATAACTACGAAACAGTTGTGCCAGATCCGATTGCGTTGCCAACGTCGTCGGATCGCGGGCGGGTAGTATCTGATTCGTTCGGCCAGACTCCAGTGCGAGTGATTAATATCTCATCTGATTTGAGTTGGTCGTCGGCTACGAATACTCCAAAAGTATTCTATCTCGGGACGTCAGCGATTATTGAGCCGGACCTCACGAAGGATCGCGTCACGCAGTGGGATGACCTTGGACAAGGTGATGAGGTTTATCTAACTGGCATTACTCTCGACGTAGACACTGGCGGCGAAGATAAAGGCGTAGTGTTTGAGGTCGATTATCAAGGAGTAATATCGACTGCCTACACTGCAGTAGTCAATGCTAATGGGCGGCATAAGGTTCGGTTCAGTTGGCCAGCCGTGCAGGCGAACATGGTGCGGATTCGCCCTGTGGACCCAGACTGCCGCTTCTGGATTCTCTACCAGGCGCAGTGGATTCATCAGCCTGAGCCGCCTCGGATTGCTGCGTGGGATTCTTACTTCGAGAATGGATGGGATCAGTATTACACTGGGCTCGATCTGTACTGCGACACGTTTGGCCGCGATAAAACTATTGCGGTGTATGTCGATGAGGTGCTGGTTAAGACTGAGACGATTAATACTAATGGCAGGTTGGTCAGACACATTACCCTCCCGTGGGGCAGGGGCCATGTCTTCCATTTCATTGCAACTGATAGCAATGAAGGGTTGCTCTATGGGCATCGTTGGCAGCTAGACCCTGAGCCGAGCGAGCAGACAAACTGGAATCAGAACTTTACCATCGAGGGCACAGAGGCAGGGAAGTATCTGAAGGCTATTGTATTTCAGTGTGACACCTTCGGGCAGGATAAGACAGTCACTGTCGAATGTGATGGGGTTGTCGTTGAAATTCTGACGATTAACACCAATGGCCGAAAGGTTGTGCAGAAAGCCTTCCCGCAGCATTATGGGAATGTGTTTAGGGTGTATCCGACCGATGATAAGTTGAGTCGGTTGTATACACTCTGGTGGGTGTTTGACCAGGAGCCTCTGGCACTAGACCGCTGGGAGACGCAAGAGATTGACCATCGGATTGCTGGGTGGCATTATCCCACATATGGAAGTATTACCGTGCGGAGTGCTTCGGATGTTACGCTTGTGGTGACGGCATATAACCAAATCGGTGAGCCGACGGTGCGGTCATATGTTATCCCGGCAACGAATGGGCTAAAGCAGAAATGCTTCGTACCGTTCCAGGCAGTAAAGGGGATTTTGTTCAAGTATGTATTGACATCTGATGATCCATTTTGGCTCTACCGAGAAGAGTCAGTGATGATGGTAAGGGTGTGGGGGACAAGTAATACAGAAGCTGTACATGTGTTTGGCAATGATGACATTGATGCCACGAGGGTGATGACGAAGCCATCGTTGGCTGCGGCAAGGAGTGGTGGGGGAACTGGTGCCTAATCAGAGGACGCCAAGGTATCCACACGTCGCAGAAGTCAAGGATGTCCCCACCCAAAACTCCCTGCGCCTCGCCTGGGACCAGCTACGGAATCAGAATGATGTCGTGACAGCAGCTAACGATACCATTGCTGCCCTGACAGCACGAATTGCTACGTTGGAAGCTATTGCTACTCATAGTATTGGGACGACTGCAGCAACGACTGCGGCGATTGCGACTGGTACCGATACAGGTGGCGGTGGAGGAGGCGGGGGTGGTGGAACAGACGATGGCGGGTTGGGCGCTGCAGGGTGTGCGAATGCTGGGGCGACTGGGCATGTGCCTGCTGGGACGATGCTCTCGTTGGACACTGCTGGGATGATTGTGTGCGGGACAGCCCACGAGTTTTCATCGCTGCTGCTGCCGGTGGTAGACCAACCGACACGGGATGCGAATGTGCTGGAGCTGCTGGGCAGGATGATTTATCATCTGCAGCTGGCAGGGTTTGCAGCAGGGAAGCAACGAAACCCCTCGGGGCTGGTGAGCACCGATAAGCTCACGGTGCAGCAGGGGACAACGTGGTGGGCATATGATGTGTTCTCGCTGGTACCGTTTGACCAGCCGCTGAGCACTCAGATGATTCCGGTGGGCGGGGCGAATACAGTAGCTGACGGCGGAATTCCAGACTAATTGGGGTTAATAGCATGAAAAGTTGGGCGAAGTCGAGGACGGTATGGGTGGCGATTGGGCAGGCGGTGGTGGGAGTTCTGCTGGCGGTGATTTCTGCTGACCCGGCACTGCAACAGGTTGGATGGGTTGCTGCGGCAAAGTCGGTGCTGGATATTGTGCTCCGGGCGATGACAACGGTAGCTATCAGCCCTACCCCTCCACCTACCCTAGAAGTCAAAGGTTGACCTCGTTGCTCGTTGCAGGGGATACTTAATGGGAAATGTGAGAGTTCGTCAACTGCCCGTGGAGGAGTGGGAAAGGCTACGTGGGTTGCCCATTGCTGCAAGAACCATGCCAGACCCTGAGCGAAGCTTCATTCTTGTGGCTGAGGATGAAGGCGAGATTGTTGGGACATGGGGGGTTGTGTTTGCTCCAGTGCTAGAGGGGTTTTGGGTCGCTCCTGCCTACCGTAAGAAATCTGCTGCTGCCAAGATGTGGTTTCTCATGAAGCAGACGCTAACGAATTGGGTAATACCACAGGCTCTTACACTCGTGCAGACTGAAGATGTCGCAGACTTAGCTGAACATGCTGGGTTCGAACCCCTTGATGGTATCCTCTATTCCCTTAACCTACCTATGAGTATTAAATAATGCCAGCGATTCCTTTAATAGTAATGGGAGCTTCGGCGGCTGCTGGAGCCTACTCTGCCCATAAACAGGCAAGTATCGCGAATGATTCAGTGGGGTTGCAAAAGTCCTTGCTTGACCGCCAGAGTGCCCTAGCGAATAGAATGGGGAGCCTTGGGGAAGGGCAGATTTCTAACTCGAAGCCTGCGCTGGATGCGGCGATGAAGCATTACTTGACGTTGGCACAGGGTGGACGGGGGGAGATTAACTCGCTGCTGGCTCCAGACAGAGCAGCTGTAAATGAGACTGCTCGGGGGACAGCAAGGGGCATTGAAGCCCATATGGCTCCTGGTGGGCAGCGTGACCAAGCCATTGCTGATATGAATCGCCAGCGACAGGGGCAGCTGGGATTGATGCCTATGCAGGCACGTACGGATGCTATGGGGAAATTGGCGGCGCTGGGTGGGCAGGGGATGGACAGAGGGTATAACTTTATGTCTGGGGCTGCTGGGGCGCTTGGGGGGCAGACAGCTGGGATTAATTCGATGTTCAATACCCAGATGGCGGGGCAGCAAGGGTGGAATCAGTTTGGGGCTGATATGTTCAAGACCTATGGGCCGTATTTGATGGGTATGGGGCAGAAGAAATCTAGCAACGACATGCCTGGACCGTGGGCTGGGGGGTATAAGTTCTAATGCCTGTCGGTGGATTCGGGCTAGGCTTCAGTGGTGCCCTTGCTGACTACATGGGCCAAGAGCGAGCGAGGAATCGCCAGCTGGAAGATCAGCAAACTGATTACCAGATGGAGTTGATTAAGTCGCTGGCGGCGAGGCCGGATATTAATGAGCGCCATGAGATTATGGGTCAGGCGATTCATGATTTGATGTCGTTGAGTCAGGCGAAGGGCGGGAAGGGTAAGCAGTCGAAGGGCATGGCTGGCATGATGGGGCAGCATGATTTGCCTATTAGCCAGTTTTTGAGTGGGCTGATTAGCGGTGCGAGGCCAATGGTTGGGCCGACGCAGCAGCCGAATCCTGAGTTGCCGTCTGAGACGACTGGTTCGGCACTGCAGCGCACCCCAGATGCGGGGGCTCCTACTCCTATGCCACATGCTCCTGCACCGACGGGCGGTGCATCTATTCTTAATGCTCCAGTATCGATGCCTCCGCAGCCTGTAAGTGGCCCCCCTGAAGGTGTGAGGCTCATCGAGGCTGGCAGAGGCATGCAAGCTCAGGCTGCTATTAATCCTCCGCCGCCTGTGAGGATGCAGGAGCTGCCGAGTGAGAAGCAGCCCTATTTCATTAGCCCCGAGGAGCGCGCAGGGCGGGCAGGAGACATCAAGCGCACTGAAACCTCCAAGACCCGCGCTCAAGATGTTCAAGATCGTATGCAGGAGGGACAGCAAATCGGGCTGTCTGGCGCGGAGCTGCGGGATTATGCAGCGACAGGACGCATTCCAACGAGCAGACCAACAGCAGATATTCAGAACTTTGAGTATGCGAAGGCACAAGGAGCTACTACTCCGCCGCAGCAGCCCCTTTCGGCAGGAGCTACTGGAGCTGCACCGGTAGCACCAATGCCAACCGCACCCCCAACGCCAACATCTCTTAGAGACTATCAGCAGCAGAAAGCTAATGATAAAAAGCCTGTTGTTAAGGCTCCTGTTGTGGCTCAGCCGCCAACGACTACGCCGATTAAAAACTACGAGTATGCCGTGAAGCAAGGGTTCAAAGGCACCTTTGAGCAATGGCAGAAGGAGCAGGCGAATAATAAAATTGTGCAGCCGCGTGCTGCTGGAGCTGGGGGAGGTGGAACCCTCACCCCAGATGCTGTAGAAATGGCTGCTCAGAGCGTTGCGAAGGGTGGACCGATGCCTGCGCTGGGGATGGGTGGGGGCCAGATGCGCTCTCAGATTCTCAACCGGGCAGCGGCGATTTATAAAGGTCTCGATTTGGCTAGCCAAACAGCAGCCTATAAAGCTAATGTCTCATCGCTGAATAAGCTGCAGCCCCAGGCTGATGCGCTGGAGGCGTTTTCTAATACTGCAGGAAAGAACCTCCAGCAGTTCCTTCAGCAAGCCCAGAAGATTGTCAGTACTAACTCTCCACTTGTTAACACTCCGCTACGGGCTATTAGTGCTAATGTCTTCGGCGATCCGAATATGGCTGCGTTCAATGCAGCGCGCACCGTTGTGCTCCCAGAGTTTGCGAGGATTATTGCTAATCCCAACATGACCGGGGCACTTTCGGATAGCGCACGGCGAGAGATCGAAGGCATCTTGAATGGGAATGCTACACTCTCGCAAATCACTAGTGTAACAAATATTCTCATGCAGGATGCGGCTAATCGGAGATCCTCTACGCAAGAACAGATTAGAGATATTAAGAGTAGGATATCGGCTGCACCGGGGTCTGGGGGCGGTGGGCCGTCTAGCCCCGAGCAAGAACTCATGAACTTCCTGAAGGGTAAATAATGGCTGACGGACCTTTGGATTTGAATCCGGATCGGGTGAGTCAGCTGCTGCATGCGGAGGCGCAGGGGCAGATTCCAGAGCCATGGAAGCCTGTACTGGAGAAGTTGCGAGCGAGTGGGACGTTGCCGCCTGCGTTGCCGGGGGGTAGTCAGTTGTGGGGCGGTCAGCTGGCGAGCGGGAAGGCTACGAGTGCGTATAAGCCAGAGATTCCTCCCCCGCCAACTATGAGCCGATTGGGGAGTGCGGCGGCTGAGATTCCAGGGGCTGTGGATGCTGCAAAGTCGGGGATGAAGACGGTCGGGAAGGCTGCGCTCGATACGATGGCTGACCCAGAGGCGTTGGCATCGACAGCTGGAGGAATAATCGGGGGTGCTGTCGGTAATGCTCCGGGGGCATTTATTGGGGCTGGAATGGGTGGGGCAGCAGTAGCGGGAGTGCGTGAGCATCTGGCTGCTACGAGAGAGAACCGCCCTGAGAGCATTGCTCCTGCCGCATCGAGTTTTGTGACGGGGGCAGCGGCTGAGGGGGCTGGACGGGCGTTGCCACGAATATTTAGCAGCGAGATGACCCCAATGGGAGCGAAAGTTGCTGGCCAGCTCGGCGACAAGGCGATGATCCCTGACCTTGTGAATTCGCCAGGGTGGGATTTTGCCCGCAACGTGGCACGCGAGGGGTTTCTGGGCCGGGGTAAGATGTTGGGACGTGAGCAGGAAAACGCAGGGACGATGCTGGGGAAGGTGACACAGAGGGCTGAGAGGGAGTTGCCGCCGCTTCAGATACCCAAAGTACAGCCAATGTTGAATCCCGATAAGACGATGGCTGGGCGCGAAGCTCAAGACCAACTGCGGGATCAATTCGTCACGAAAACCGGCGAAGGTAAAGACCTCTATAGAACTTTCATGGGGCAACACGGAAACACTCCAATCCAAACCGGCCCTACCTCAGCAACACCACTGAGGAATCTCCACGCTGAACGTAGTGCAGCACTCGAAGATGCTCGGGCTGCTGCAGGGTCTAATGACTATAAATCCCAAATGGAGGCAATGAGGAGGGTTCATAGAATTTCGGATATGATTGATGCGGCTGACCCTGCGCTGGCAGCGAGATATAATGATATTTCTAGGCAGTATGGACAGATTATGGAGCAGTTCGATAATCCGGTTGTGCGAAGCTTACGGGAGAAGGTGCCAGCTGAGAATCTCGTTGATGTCATGCTGCATCCTGATAAGTTGAATACGTTTGCTCCGTTTAGGGAGAACACTACAGTAACGGGGAGGTCTATCCCTGCTCATCAGTCAGTTAGCCAAGAAGATGCAGTACATATGGTACGGGCTGCGCTTGGGGAAGATAAATTCAGGCAACTCCGTGCTGATACTATTATGCAAATGGGCCAAGCTGCCCGGTCGAGTGAACATGGAACCATTGAAGGACTCCAAGGCCGTGAACTCGTCGGTCAGCTAAAAAAGCTCCCACCGGGGGTGCAAACCGCCCTCTTCGGGCCGGGAACTTCTCAGGCATTAAATGATATTGCTGAGGTCACAGCGCACACGCAGCGAACCCGCAGTGGAACTGGAGCACTGTGGATTGTCATGCGCCAGCCGTCGGAAATGCTGAAGGTTGGGGGTGGAGTGATGGGGGCGGCAGGGTTAGCAGCAGGGTCGGGCTATAAAACCGGCCACGAAGACCTTGGGTTGACAACTGCCGGGGCTATTCTGCTGTCGCCGCTGGTGCTGTCAAATATCTTGAGAAGCTCCACCGCCACGAAGCTATTCGTCCGAGCTATCGGTTCGCAGCCAACCGTAAAGGCTAAAATCCTCCAGCGGCTCGCCACTCAAATCCCAGCTGAGGCTATTCGGGAGCAGACTCCCTATGCCGATGGCGGAAATGATTTAGGTAATGGACTCCCCAACCCCCCAGGACAATAACATGGAAAACGCCGTTCCGTTTTCTCTCTTTTACCAAGAGATGCAGAATTTGCGGGCTGCAATGCTGGAAATGCACAAGAGCCAGCGTGCGGCTATTGAGGAGGGGTTTGAGAACCTAGGGGCAAAGCTAGAGGCCCACGAGAAGGAAGATTTGGTCGTGGCTAATCGAGTGTTGCTCATTGAGGAGCGCCAGAGGGTTGATAAGGAGCTGAAGATTGAAGCCCTCGACAAAGCCAACCGGCGTAGCACCCTTATTAGCTCAGTGGTAGCTGTTGGCGTCACCATTGCTTTCAAAGCCCTCGATTGGTTTCGCGCTAGCCCTCTTCACTAACCCCAAAAGGATACTATGGATGAGATGATAGTTGGCATTGCTTTTGCAGCAGTGAGTGGCGAAGCTCCATGAATGACATTGAGGAGGGCGATGCGCTGCCGGTGCTGCGGGTGGTCACAGCGAGAGACTGTGGCGACTGCGGAGTGTGCTGCCTAGCGATGATTTTGGGATATAGCTATGAGGATATCTTTGCAGTGGCTGTTGGGGTCACGCAGAATGTCGAGGTTCACACCGCTGGCATGTGGATTCGGCAGATTGTGAAGATTGCTGAGATTCTTGGGGTGACGCTGCATCGACGCAGGAAGTGGGATTTGGAGACGAGCTGCGGGATTCTCAGCCTCCACAACACCAAACGAAACCTCGGGCATGTCGTGGTGCTGAAGAATGGCATGATTTTTGATGTGGATGGGACGGTGTGGGAGGCATCGGTGTATCTTGAGAACTCGGCCTATGCTGTGAAGTCGCTGTTAACCTTAACATAAAGGATTCTATGGCCCTTGAACCGCTGTTGCTTGTGCCGGATAGTCACCATCCGTATGCTGATATGAAGGCGTGGGGGTTGATGTTGAAGGTAGGGAGGGCGCTCAAGCCGCAGCATATTTACTGCATTGGAGATTTGCTGGACTTTTATAGCGTGAGCAGCTACAGCAAAGATCCAGCGCGTAAAGCGAGCCTCGGGGCTGAAGTTGCTGCTGGAAATGAAGCAATGGATGCGCTCGACGCCTTGAAGGCGAAGCATAAGACCTTTATAGCGGGTAATCATGAGGACCGGCTGCAGCGGCACCTGCAGGATAAAGATCCACAGCTGTTGGAGTTTGTGGATGTAGCTAAGCTGCTGAGGTTAAAGGAGAGGGGATGGAAATATGTTCCTTATCGTAGCCATTGCAAGCTTGGGAAGCTTAATCTTACTCACGATGTGGGTAATGCAGGGCGCTTCTCAACCTATAAAGCTCTTGATACCTTTCAGCATAGTGTGGTCACTGGCCACGCTCATCGGATGTCATATGTTGTCGAGGGGAATGCTGTAGGGGAAGTGAAGTTGAGCGCGCAGTTTGGGTGGCTGGGGGATGCCAGCAAAGTGGACTACATGCAGAAGATCAATGTGCTGAAGAACTGGGCGCTAGGGTTTGGCATTGGTTATTTTGACGCGGCCACTGGGATCGTGTATATGACCCCAGTGCCGATTGTGAATTACTCGTGTGTGGTGAATGGACGACTCTTTAAGTAAGCTATAAAGGGGTCAGGTTTAAGCCAGTTTTCAGCAAGCTGCGGACGGATATGATCCATAACAGCCTTATTTACAGACTCTAGTGTGCCGATTTCATGATCAAAGCAGTGGCCATAGGAGCACTGCTCAGATGCCCACCCAGGCATTCGGGGAGCAATGCGATAGAATCTACGGCGCTTACCGCATTCTTGGCAGAGTTTAATAGTGTATTTTTGCATAGTGAGACTCTAACTGCCAATTCAGGCTTTCGCCTTCATTCTAAATAGTAACTGCACCACAGTCCAGCATACATTACCAGATCCATCCGGCTATCCTGAATTGACTCATTATTGGGCTGCTTGCCTTTCGTAAGTAGCTCTTTTAATCTAGCGAGTTTGATTCCAATCATTACAGTAAATACAGTATCAATAGAACATCCCGCAACTGCTGCAGCCTCCTTAAAATTACTGTATGAATCGCTATCGGCAGCGTAGTCTGCATTCTTTTTGGCATGGAGTTCTCCCATCTGATATAGCAGAGCATCAAATTTCGGGTTAGCTGCCATAAAGCCCTCCAAATATACTCCTAAACTCATACTCCACATCAATCGGTGCTTGTGGCATGATGCGATACCTCGTATCGGGCTTCACCAAATCCCACTCACTCACATCCCCCATCAACTGATGCGCTTCGATGCTAAGGGCCATCTGGTCAGCTTCGTGGACAGCTGGAGGCATTTCAGTTGGCAGCTCGAACTTCTGACAAATCACTGCCATGAGATCCTTCTCGCACTGACGGTAGGCGTGGAACTCAGGAAGGTGCTTCACTGGACGAGCCACATCAATGAGATAAGCCTCTGAAGCATCATGGAGAAGGCCCCATAGGCAGATATGGTCAGGTTTGGCTTGGTCATGAAGTAGTAATGATACAAGTAATGAGTGCTGTGCCACAGAATAGAAGTAACGAGTGTGGCCAGTGAAGCGGCACTGAAGGCTGAGGGCGTGGGCGATGTCGGCAATGGCGATATCCTCCGGTTTGGCATTGAGGGGGTAGACCTTTTTGCCTGAGTAAGTGTGCACCCAAGATGGGTCATGTGACATCTTAGTGCTCCCTAGGTACAGTAGGATCTGGAATATCAGTATTGACAATCCTAATAGCCGGTGCCCGCCAGCAAGTTGGGCTTCCCCAGCGGCAGATGTTCACTGGCAACTCCTCATTACCTGGCTCACGAAATAGCCCCTCACCTTGGAAGTAGGTGGGCGAGAAGAAATTGAGAGGGAAGCATTCGAGCAGGGTGCAAGGTTCTGGGGTCCAGTTGTCAGCGTAGCTCAGCCACACGTCGATGTTGCCGACACGGTAGACCAGTTCCCACTCGACGCCATGATTGCCGCTCCGCTGTCCTAGGAGAGTCTGATGGCGGTCAAAGATAGGCTGTTGGCGACCATCGATAGTAATAAGCACCACGGGCATCGAAGAAGGCGGCAAGTTGAAGTTAAACTGCTGGGTTTGTGTGAAGGTGACGCTCTCACCAGCTGCGAGGGTCACGGGAAACTGCCAATTGAGTGCTGCGCCTTCGTAAATATCCCATCCTGATGCCAAGCTCACATCCTGAACAGTAAACTGCTGTGCGCTTGCGAACGGTGCCAACATCAACATCGCGATAACCAATAGTGTTCTCATCGATTCTCCTTGGTAGCTGAATGGGTAACTTCGCTAATGTCTATGTAGACAATAGCAGCGGGTGGATAGAGTCTTCGCTCGGCCCAGATGCCGACTTTCATACAGCGTTCTGCTTCGGCTTCGGCGTCGTCGCGGGTGTCGAAGGGGCCGCGCTTGACGGTGTTCATGTCGATGTTGGCGAGGAGCCACCATTCGGCGAGGGTAGCTTGCATCTTTTTATTGCCTTGCTTGGGCATCATTGCATCTCCAGTGTAATGATTGTATGGATGAGTTGCAGCACAGCAAGGATTTCTTGGTTAGTTGCTGTCTCAGCCTTGAGAGTCCGCAGCACTCCCTCAGCTGTGTTAAACAAGTCAGTCACATCGTTTTCCATCTCTCTCCTTTGCATTCCACTAATTGTTTCAGACCAGAAGGCGTCGTTGTAGCTCACTGAGCTTCCCAGTAGGCATTGTTGCTCAAATAGCTACATCCACACCAGCGTTGAATAGAGTTCGTATGCATCCCCCGCATCGCTGTTTGAGTGAGGTCCATGCGAGTGCAGTAGTCCCAGCTGCCGTCTGCTCGCTCCCAAACCTCATAGAGAAGGTGTTGAGGATAGTTTGGGCCATAGATATCGTCGCAGTGGCACCAGACGAGGTGTAGGTAGCTCATTTCATCTCTCCCCAGCAAACTCCACGCTTACTCTCTGTTCCTATATGCAAGAATTGGCCCAACCCCCAGGAGGGGTCCAATGGCAGCTCCTCCACGGGCTTCTCCATTTCAAACTTCATTGTCTCGTCGCAGTAGTCAGCTTGGTCGATCGGGCATTCGGCAAAGTTGCTATCGTGGATGAGTAGGCGTAGCCATTGGGCGATGGTGTCAGGGTAGTTGTAGTAGAGACGCTTCAGGGCCTTTTTGATGATAAAGGCTGCATCGCTTTGAGGACCGGCAGCAATGAGGCGCTTGGCATCGTCACCGTAATCCCAATCCCATTTGCCTTGCTTCTTGCTCCACGCCAGTACGCTGTAGAATCGCTGAATGTGCCCAAAGGAGTTTTTGTACACACAGCTTTTATCAACCTGTAAGCAGAGGCGCTCGTGCCACGCAGGGATTTCTGGGAAGACTTCGTAATAGTCTGCTCGCCCTCTAGCAGCATCCTTAATACGATGAAAGACTGTAGGATGCTGTTCACTTAGCTCTTTAGGGCCAATGCGGTAATTGCTGCTATGAACTATGATCTTCGCCACAGTACGTTCATTCGGGTAGGTCTTCTTAATCTGCTTGAGGTAAGCCCCAAGGTCAGCATCACTCCACGCGAGGTTAGGGAGGTCAGCAGCTGTGAATCGGCCTTGCCTGTAGAGGTTATAAGCTGTCAAATAGCTGTGGACATCGATGGCTGCAAGCCGGATGTAGTCTTTGCTGCCACAATGGTAGCCTACGAGCTTGGCTTCGATGCCGCTGAAGTCTCGTTCGATGAAGATGTGGCCCTGCTGAGCTACAAAAAGCATCTTCACGAGCTTCTGAATATCCGAATCGTCGCCACGAGGGATGTTCTGCAGATTAGGGCTGACCATACTAGAGCGGAGAGTGCTAGGGGTATGTCTAAAAATTCCCCTGACACGCCCATCGCGTCCAACAGGAAATCCACCAGCGATAGCGCCGGAAGCCACATCATACCACCCAATATAGCGCGAGCCGATGGTGCTAAGTTCACGTTCTTCTAAAACCCATTCGTAGAATTTGTGGTCGGGGTGACGGCCTATGAGTTTCGACACCGCCTTTTCATCGCATGTAACTTTGCGGTCGGCCCCTTTGCCGGTGATGATGAGGGGGTGTTTGAAGTATTGTTGATAACGCTGTATCCCCTTTGTGCTAGCCTTAAACGGCTCCAGCCTAGCCCACCGCTTTTCACCTTCTACAACTTCGACGCTGGAGGCTCCAGCGCATCGATTTGTTTCTGTGCGAACTTCAATACCTTCGCTACATGGATTGTTGCTTCGCTTTCGGGTAGCGGTATGTTTAGCTGTCCACTTGGCTCCACAAACGGAGCATGTGCGGGCCAGCTTCGATTTATAATGAGCCTTTTTTGGATCTCTTTCCGCACATCTAGAGCATTCTTGATGTGAGACGGCTCCCAAGGTGATTTCCGTGAGTCCACTAACATCTGCTGGGGTTTTGACGTATCCATTGGGTGGAGAATAGACCCGAATAGCGTTTGGAACCACTGCTTCAATTTTAGCCCTAACTTCATGACGTTTCTCTATAAGTTGTTTGGACGATTCGACTCGGCGGGCGAGGTCAACGGGCATGCCTGCTCGGGTCATGGCTGAGAAGACTGGATCGAGTTCACAGATGAATTCGTTGTAGATGTTCCACATGCCGTGTTGCTTGAGGAGTTTCATGATGCCCCGAGCGTTTTGGCCTGCTGTGGAGGCATCTACGGCGTTGTAGTAGGCTGGGGAGCTGCCAGATTCATTCTTCCACATGCGCTGGCCGTGGCAGATGAAGGGGGTGACAAAGCCCAATGACTTCTTGAGGTCGCTGTTGAGGATATGCCACATATCCATGCCATCGTGGTTGGTGCCGTTAATGATCATAATTGTTTTATCTTACGCATATGCCCACCACACTTAGTACACCGAGGTCCAGCTCCCCCTCCAGAAGGCCCTGCTAATGATTTAGTAACTATAGTCCCGCAATTATCGCATTTCCACATTATTTACTCGCCAATATCCTAGGAATATCATATGAACCATTCCACCACAGTTTATCACAAGGATGGCTCAAAAGTTTCTCATGAATTGAGTGATAAGGCCCACCCCAAGGGATAGACATACCTCTATAGTCCATGTAGCTATAACCACAACGCAAAATGATGTAATCGCTCCCATCTTCAAGGTCTAGCTCCTCTTCGTCTGAGCCTTTTTGGGGGGTTTCGATATCTACTGAAAGAAATAAACTATTGTCTGCCATCCAAGCCTGCTCAAACTCGACAGCCCATGCCATAGCAGCCATAGGAGTAGGATCCAGCAGATAACTGCCTTCAATATATTCATAGCCGTCTCTTGCAATCTCCGTGCCGCGTTGGATATCGTGAATGAGGACTTGAGCCCAGGCGGTTTTTCCGCGCATGACAAAGCTAGGGTGTACCGTTGGCAGCACCCATGTTTTATACTTTGCACTCCAGAACACATAGCCCCGTGCGCCTTTGTGCTTTTTGGAGTCGAGGAGTCCTACGCCGTGTTGGTTGGCAAACTCAGGGATCAAACGACGAAACGCAGTAACACCCAAAGCAACAATACAGCGAGGCTGAAAGTCAGCAATACACCTGTCAAGGTTAGGGCTACAGTAATCAATAGCATCTTGAGCATAGGATTCACCGGCTAATTTGTTGTTTGGAGGCCTGCAGAAAAGCACGTTGGCAATTTTGAAGTCATCTCTATTTAGTCCTCCACGTTGCATCATGCGGTCGAGAGCTTGGCCAGCACGGCCTTGGAAGGGTAGGCCAACTGGCACCTCATCAGCCCCGAGAGCCTCACCTACTAAAAGTGTGCCGTTGGCTCCTGTACCACTCACTTCCATAAAGCCTATGCCGTCGCCATAAAGACTACAGCCTCTGCAGGAATTGGGTTTGACTAGAAGGGGCATTCGTCCTCAACATCCATATTTAGTACAGTGGGCTTCATTAGGTCTTTTATAGTATATAGCGTTTGATCTTGAGTTGTTTTCAATAGCTCATTCAACCATGCCATAGACTTTGGAACCGGAAGCTGCTGGATGTTCAATGGCTCAGGCACCTCCTCCGACAACTCCTTCAACACCACCTCATCAAGAGTATGCCCATATCTTGCACAAAGTTTGATATAGCGCCCAAGAGTTTTCTTGTGGCCTTTGTTGAGCAAACGAATAGGCTCGTCAGGTGCAGTGGCCTCTTTATGGGACACTCGTTCCTGTTTTCTGGACAGGATGGCGTGGGCGTGGCAGCTGAGGTCGAAGAAGCTGAGGGTTTCTTTGCAGTCTACTCCGGCACTAATGAGGACTTGGATGGGTTTCATGATACCTGGGATGTAGCCTTCACCGACGAGTTCGCCGCCGCCCACGTAGTTTCGTTCTCCAATCGCTGCCCGCTCAAAGAATGGCATAGAGGTGAGAAACTTGTCGGCAGTTGGGGTGTTGGTTTTGGCAAACCACACATCAATATCCCCAGCTTTGTCATAATCCGCTACTGCTCCGCCTGCGATGAATATGGATGAGCAGCTACCAGTGCGCTTGAAAATGGTCTCGAAGGCTTCGGTTTGGTTGAGGATCTTCATCTCAGATTCCCTGTAATTGCTAGTACCAACAAAATAATCAACAGCAACGTCAATATACTCATCCCAGCAATCGGCTGGCCAATGTGAATAGCCCCGCCGCCCCCAAAAAGGAGGATAAGGATGAGTAGAAGGACTAGAATATTCATTTAGACTCTCCTTTGATGAAATAGGGTTCATTGGGGTTAATTAGCCCAGCAGCAACATAGCGGGCATCGATGGTTACTTCAGGGCCTTGCAAAGTTCCTGCCGCTATCTGCCGTAGCCGTCGTCGGCGCTCCCGTTGGCTCTGGTGGGGGAGGTACTTATTGCCGCGTTGGGGTACGAGAATGCGGTTGTCGTTGAGTTTCATTCGGTGTCCTTCTCATAAATAATAGCTACTCTTTTGACAATATCATCATTACGTATGCCTTTACAGTCGTCGCAGACACCGCCAGCGTCGTTGATATCACCGACTAAAAGAATGCCAATGCTTGTGTCTAGTAGCATGCCAGGTTTAACTGGAGGAGGATCGTTCCTTGTTTCATATGTGATAAGACTAAAATCCCACCAAGATTTATTGACTTCTTGCCATTCTATTGTAGAGTTGAGTTTCATAGCTCCTCCAGTTCGTTCATAGCTTTTGATACTCGCTCCTGTAATTCTAAACCTCCAGTTTTCCAGCCTTGACCTGCATGGTAAATGTCGAGAAATTCGTAGATGTCGAGCAAAAGCTGCATCATATCAGTTTTCATGACAGCTCACACCCTTCTGTCGGGCAGCTACAACTCTTCATATAATACTCTTTTCTCTTTAACTGTCTGCATGCTCTACATTGCCGCTTTCCACTAGGATGCCAGTAGATATTATCTCCTACCAATTTATGGCCTCGTTGACATTCTGCTCTGGTAGGTCGTAAAGGTCTGGGGGCATCTACCGAAAGACCTTTATTAATGCGTCGTCTAATCGTCCATTCAGGAATATTGATATCTCTAGATAATCTAGCTAAAGTAGTTGCAGTATCTTTATAGTTAACCCGTCGATTATGTCGTGTATTATTAGCTTGCTCTTCTCTAGTAGCCCAACGGCAATTTTCTGGGCCATAGGGGCCGTCGTTATCTATTCGTTCAATAGATAGACCGTTAGATGGCCCCATATCTTCATAGAAGGTTTTGAACGAATTAACCCATTCAGGACAAATAGCTATACCGCGCCCTCCATAATGCTTATAATTGGTGCTCTTAGGACGGAGGCAACGGTCTTTCATTAGTTGCCAAATTCTATATTCACGGTATTCAGCTAATTTACTCACAGTTTTCAGCTCTACAGGAACAATGGCTCTTAAAGCATGCCGAACGGCACCGCACGTTGTCTTCAATAACTACTGCACTATTTGTACCATCTGGATTAGGTTCACACTTCTTATGACAATTGCAGTTGTGATCAGGAACTTCTGGATTATGTACACAATTTGCTCCCGGCGCTGGCTCCTCGTGGTTGGGGTTGCCTTCTGGTGGCGAGGGAACGCTCTGAGCCATAGCCATTGGCATCATACAGGCAATGTAGCGAGATGGGGCCATAGCTAAACCGACTCCTGCAAAGAGGGTTGCTGAGATGACGAAGCCGCCGATGTGGTTAAGTTTCATTAATTACTCCTCAACGCTGAAAGTGGGATGATCGTTGTTGCCCCTCGTCCATGGGGCAAAATCGCAATAGATTTCGCATAGCTTGCTCGCCCCTGGCAAAGCTGACAATTTTCGCATGTCGTTCTATGCCCCATTTCTGCTGAAGCAGGACAAGATATCTCGTCAGTGAGTGGTTCTACCGAATCGCGAACTCTAAATGTTCGCCAGCCCATTTGCTGGGCTTTATCACGTTCAGCTGGGGTATCGACTGAAGCCATTAGAAACTGCTGCAAGCTCTGGTCGCAATTTTGCCATTGATGAGTATAGCCTGTCCATGCAGATGCCTTAGTCGCCATATTTGCCCAAATAGCGGTTGGTATAGCTGCAGGGTCTCCATAGGCTCCCATACGGATACTGCGGTTATTCAAGGTGGTAACTGTAAAAGGTGGATAATTGCCTCGTTTGTAGGCTTTATAAACAGCTAATGGGCTATGGCTAACTGTGACGTAGCAACTGCGCTTTGTGTCAGCTGAGCCTCGGAATTTGCACGGCCCGCAGATGCTACTGTCGTCTCCAGTTTGAATAGCTTCCATGGGGTTTTTATCGGCCCGCAAAATCCATGTTTGGAGCATGTTGCCAGTTTTTGGGTTTTTACTGTGACGCTTTAGTCCAGTTACGATACCAACAAGCGGAGCACCATCGAGTAGTGATGGCCCTTCGTAGAATACTGCACCGTTAGTCATTTCTCTCCCCTATAATCTTCCCACGTATCAATTCCATGGTCTGCCATGGCTTGGAGGCGTTCGTTGCGACTCAAGCGATGACGCGGACGGCCGATGTTCCAACCATCTTCTTGTGGCTCTTGTGGCTCTGCTATCAATTCCCCTTTCGGGGGTCATTATTATACTCAGGGCAGTCCGTAGCATGCAGTTCACGTTCAATCCAGCTATAGCAAAATGTGCAATGTTTAGCCATCGTTATTAGTAATAGGTTTAATGCGAACTTTACCTCCGCATTCTGGGCATTGTAATGGAGTCCTATGAATACCCATACCTTTAGTGTCTTTATAGATCCAACCACATTGAATGCAAATAGCATGACGTAGCCTTGCCTCTGCTGCAATAGCATCCTTAAAGGTCTTTTTGGACCCTGTAATCCACATATTATTGAACAACCCCCGTCGGCATCAAATACATCGTCGCCCAGCTGCTTCCTTCATTCACAAACGCTGTCAACTCATCAGTGCTAAGCATCTGTCCCCTCATCTGCACTGCCAGCACTGTCAGCAGCCCACACACCGCCGTCGTTCTATTTGCTCCAACTTCCATTAAGGCATCCATAATGGCATTGTAGGCTGTTGCAGTGTCTTGGCTTGTCACAGCGGTCATTGTAATCATTCAAACCTCGATTTTGGGCTGGTAAAAGTAATGCTACTTGGGCCGTCAATAGAATCAGCAAAGGCTGGAGTATCCCAACAACGGGGGTCATCTTCAGGAATTTCTGTATATACTTTCCATTCGTCCTGTTTGTCGAAGGGGATTAAATACCAGTGGCTGGAGCAGTCCTGGTCAAGAAAGTAGCGCATCAAAAATCATCCTCATTCCTATCTGCATAAAAGAAGCCTAGTGTGATGGCTGCAACCGCAACGACGATCAATACAGTATACGACATAAAATCCTCCTTAAATAGTCAGATCACTGAAATACAGGAAGGCATCTACATTTAGCCTCAATATAGAAGGAATTCCCCCTCCCATACTTCAATCATCTGACTATTTAATCTCAAGAAAAAACTACCTCAACCCCCTACAACACTTAATTGTGCATCGCCCTGCCTCGTGAACAGGGTAGAGAGCTGAGGTAGTGATACTTTCAATTCTGCTGTCCCCAGGCTGGCACCGGAGGGTGTTCTTACTGGTTTGTTAAGTTAATTCTATAGGCCTCCTTTAGGTTTTCTGCAGCCCAGACACCCAATAAGCAACACGCCCATTGGCGTAAATCTTCTTGCCGTCCTCATAGGGGTCAGGCAACCAGCTCTGAGGTTTGCCATCTTCGCCCACGGGGAAGTTTTTGGCCCCCTTTGTGGAGGTTTGGTCGTTCTTGTTGTAGGCTTCCCAGACCAATCCGAACTGGCAGGTGCGCCCCGAACATTGCCGCACAGCATTCTTATAGTCCTCATTTGTCTGGGGACGCAAGTCCAACCCGCAGGCATGAATGAAATCGAGGATTTGATTACCCTCACGGTTGCTGTATTTCTTAGCTGAGAGTGTCGTGAATCGGACCTTATAACCGCCATCAATGATTTCGAGCGGGTCAATCTTGATCTTCAGGTAATTCTGCTGCGTCTTCTGGAAGACTTCAGGGTCATCTCCTGCAGGAATCAGCGGCACCCGAGCGAAGTAACGACCTTCTGGTGGGGGACCAAAGTTCTTAGGTCCACCGTCTTCATATTTGTCGAACGAAATTTGATCCGGCTCAACGAGATCCATCTGTGCAACATCAGCCATTCTGCCTCCCGGTTTAATTGTAAACTGTCCTTGGGGGCCAATAGATAGAACCCCAATGTCTGCTGTAGTAAGTGTCCATTTCTCCATTATTGATTAAGGCCAAGCCGCTTCATCATTGCGATTTTCGCGGCATCTTGCCTCTTCTCCAACAACTGCAAAACCTGTACCAATGACGCTGGGGAGATTTTCGACGGCACCTTTGCAGTATCTCCGCCAGCCAACGGCACTCTCCCGTTACTCAACGCCTTCGCCATCCCCTTCGACTGCATCTCCACATGGCTATCTGTATAGAGGACATGTGTGGTGTCCTGATTTGGTAGCACCTCTGAGACGATTCTGAAGGTATACTGGAAACACCGTGGAAGCTCTCCAGTCAATGCCTTCCCCGCAGCCTGCGGACCAACAACTCCACCATTTGCGTCGTCTTCACCACGTCTGTCGCCTGCCGTCCACAGCACTGTGCCAGGAAGACTTTGACTCTGGGTAGATTTCTCAAACACCTGCTGCTGAGCAACAGAATAGTGAGCCATGTTATTGGACCCAATCTTGACTTTTTCAGCTCCAACCTCCTTTCCTCCTGCTACGAAGCTAAATGATCCTCCTCCTCCAATATTGACACCGTTTGAGGATGCCTGTGACATCCAGAGCATCAGGTTGTCTGAGATAGATGTAAAGCCTTCGAAGGCATACATGGCAATGTCTGGATCAATCCCAGGCACCCACTTGCCATTAACGATTTTATCACCCTTCACAGCATGATCGAGCCATACGAATACATCGCCAAATAGCGGTACAATCTCTATGATCTTCAAATCAATATGCGGCTTAATAACCTCCCATCCTCCTTTGTCGGCAGCATAGATGCGGGTGCGCTTTTTGAGGGTTTTAAAATAATGCTCAGCTAGCTCCCCTACCTGAGCAGTCTTCCCCGCTCCCGTGCTGCCGTAGAGAAGGATTGTCAAATCTGCCATTACTTCTTCGCCTTTGCTGCTTTCTCCTTAGCGACGACCTTTTCCGCCTTCACGATGTCCTTCTCGATGTCCTTCTGCTCGCTCTCGAATTCCTTGAGGGTCACTTTCACTGCCCTAAAGAAATCATCCAACTCTGCCTTCAGCTCTCTCAACTCCACTTCCGCTGGTGTCAATTCTTTCTTTGCCATTGTGCTCCTTTATGCGAGATTGTCTACGGCTGCTTCGATGGCCTTGTCGGCTTCGTTCATTTTCGCTGTCACCTGATGCAAACACTCTGCCGTTTCCTTAGTTGTACGGATTCCTCCTAGAAGTTGGTCGGCGTCGTAGAGTTCGTCGTGCGCTTTGTTGAGATATTCAATGACTTTATTCTTGTTCATCATCCTCCTCTTCTCCTTCGTAGTTGTTATCATCAGCTTCTCGTAACTCATCTATGAGAATGCAGGCAATGTCGAGTTCTTCGTCAGTGGCGATCATCGTAATGGCACGACAAAGAGCTAGAAGAATTAGCTCCTGGGATGCGTCGAATTCATCAAGGGTGCTAAGGACATCCCTAGCGCGTTCATCAATGATGTTGGAGTCGTAGCCGTAGCGGTCAGTGAGGGAACCGGCCATCAGTGAACATCCACTTTCTTATATACTGCTTTAATAAATCTATCGTGGTCGAATTGATCGTTGTCGGCTGCTAGGGCTAAGGCTAGTCTAATCACCATATCATCATATCCAGCCAAAAACGATGTCTCTCGCAGGAATTTTGCTAGGAAATCGTAGTGGCGCTTTTGGAATAGTGACTTACTTGACGACATTTTCTGCTCCATCCTCGAACACCGGAAGTCTGCGTTTGTACTCTCCAGATGCCAACGGATCGGCCCCAACAGAGGGCACCCAGCAGAGATTCTTGAAGCTGCATTCGTAGCCAAAGCTCGGCTGGCATTTATTAAAATCCTGCCGAAACGCTCTGTCCAAAATCGAGGTCACTTCACCATCCGACGATGCCTGCTGCAAATTTCGTACCGCTTCAGCCACCTCGGCCTCCCGGATGAGCTGCTGGCGAAACCACGTCTGCGCGATGTCGTCGCGAGGCATGATTGGGCCGGTTTGGGGAAATTGGGCAATAATTATCTCAGACGGCATATTAGCGACCCAATCTCCTAGGTCATCGAATTCTTCAGCTACGGAGAATGCCTCCCATCCCTTTGAGCGTTGGTAGGTGTAGGAGTATTCTGGCATCATGCTGAATTGGCGGTTGACCCAGCCTTTCACGAAAATCGATCCCGGAGCACCTGTTTTCTTGTCCTTCCAGCCTTTGTTGAATCCTTGCACGAGCATTTGGTCTACACTGATGCCGAGCTGCTTAAGGGCATAGGCAGACGAGTGTAGCTGCGGTGACTTGGCCCAGTGGGCAATCCACTTAGGGGAGTCGTCCGAGGTGGTTTTGTAGTCGATGTAGACTACTTCACCGTTGAACTTTGAGCGGAGCAAGATGTCTTGGCGAAACCGAAACCTATAAGTCGTTGCAGGAGTAGGATATCCTGGCCCCCAACCATGGATTTCTGGTTCAACAGTGTCCCAACTCCTCAACTTTTCACTTTCCACAACCTCATACTCAGCCATCCAGCGGGGCCATACGGCTTTGACGAAGCCTCGGAGGTGCCCTTCAGCCAGTGCTGACCAGTCGCGAGCTAGGAAGGTAGCCATGCCGCTTTCGGTGGCGAGGCGGTAGCACTCTAGACGGGCTGCTACGTAGTCGATTTTGCCTTCTTTGGCTAGTAGCTCTAGATATTTGTGGATGAGATTGCCATAGACTAAATCCCACCCCGCTTGAGCTGGCTCCAGACCAGTTCCGCCCCATTCGCTGCCATTATAGCGGGCACGTTCGCAGTGGGAATCTTGGTCACAGCGGCTAAAACTAAAGTAGCGTATTTCGCTCAAATCGCCGCCTCCCACGTATTATAGCTCCAATTAGCAGCCCATTTCCCGTTACTGGCATGATTCTTGCGCCCGAAGTAGCTCATCCATACCTCTTTCCTATCCTCACGGCTGAGCTTAGCAAACCTCATCACCTTCTCCAATGCAAGCTTCCTGCCGAGTTCTTTGTTGAAGTTGTCTTCAGCTGAGCACCAGGCAGTGGCGTGGAAAGTGTGGCCATCACCTACGGTTAAATGGCACATCGTAAAGCCTTTAACGATATGGCCAGCGTAGCTTGGGCCAGCTGTAGGCTTAAACTGCTCATGATTGAAGCTAAACTGAATCTTTCCAACCGGCGCATAGGCAATCATCTCAAATCCTCCAATTCATTACTGCAAGTCGTTCTAATGATTCGGGTTACGTAACTTTCGCTTTTCTTTTGCATTGCTGCCACTGCTGCGGCTTTGTGGAATTCACAGTAGCCCTGGCCATCTTGGTGCCAGAGGGCTTTGCCATCACAGAGGCAGCAGATGCGCTGCTCGTAGCCTTTTGAGAAGCGGGGTTTGTCGATAAATCTGACATTGAAACCCCCATAGTACCCATAGTTCAAACGTGCCATAGAACCTCGTATAAGTTAATCTAGGATGCGTTATAAATTACAACTCGTCAGAACCGGTGTCAGCCTCATCTTCTGGCACTTCTCTGTCTAAAAGCACTAGGAGTGAGCAATAGCCTCTTAAGACTCTACCTTGCTGCTTAGCAGCCCTCACAGCTCCTGATACAGCTGCTGAGGGGCTTCCAGCATCAACTTCTCCTCTATAGGTTAGCGGAGGCTGAGTCATCGATTCCCATGTTACAGCATACTTCCATTTCATAATCGTCGTTTTCATCTCCTATAAAGTTAAGAATTTCCGTAAACTTATCAGCTAGATAATACCCACTTCCCCACAGTTCCCGGCACTCTAGCCCTTCAATTATTAGATTTAGGTCGTATCGTTGCAACTTAATCTTCATATCCAGCCCTCCTAAACGCATCCTGCAACAACCCATCCAGCCACATCCTCACCTCCACAACCTCCTTAGCCTCTCTGCCTGCTTGCTCTCCACAAACGGAGGAGCAGCAGAGCTGGAACTTCAGATACGGTTGGAATACCCTTCGACACACCATGCATGAACTCATCAATTAGGCTCCGCCAAATTGTTCATGTTCAATTGTTCAACTATATACCCAAGTAATAGTTGAACACCGTGAACAATCCTACGAATTCTTAGTAAATCGGGGCGCACTTCAGCCCCTCCCCGATTGTTCTTTTAGAGACTTTACTAGCCTCCGAGAGGTGCTGAGGCTTACCCCAAACTGTTCCATCACGGCTTTATATGCCTCCATCTTTGGAAGAGTGGTAGGCAGGGCATTGATAAAGCTCACCTTCTCGTCCTGTTGGTTATCCAGTGTCCACGAGCCATTATCCAGCTGAACAATAGGAATCTCCTCTGGGGCATCTGAGCGGGCTTCGATGTAGAGTGCGCTCTTGCTCATGTTAATCAAGGCATCCACAGCCCCAGCAAATCCCGTGCTGCCCCGAATGCTCCCTGGCCCCACTTCTCCCACCTGAGCCTTCTTCTTATGGGCAATATACATCAATGCTGCTGGCTGAGTGGCCTCAATAAAGGACGAGTGGATCTCTTCCATGATGTCACTTTTGTCCTCATTTCCTTTGTGCATTCGCCTAATCGTATCGATAACGACCAAAATAGGTGACACACTGTCCACTTCTAGCCTCAGCCACTGCTGACAGGCCGGGTAGCGAATATCGAAGTTCTTCGGCAAATCCTTCATTTCGCGGTCGATAATGAAAATCTCGTGCCGTGCCACGTCGGATTTGATGAGGCTCAAGTAGCCGGTTTTCCACAAGCTGCGGGGGGTATCCAGCTGAACAATAAGCACCCTGCCATGAGTTTGAATAGGTAAATCCAAGAAATGGCTGATGGCTGGGTCGGCAATTGCCTCGCACAACCCTAAGCTTAACAACGACTTACCCACTTTAGGCGACCCGAAAAAGCTCATGCTACCGCCTACTGGAATCAGCCCTTTCCAGATCCATACCGAGTCGTCAACATCGAGTTTTTCGTAGTCGCAGATGGGGAGGGCGGGCATCTAAAATACCGTCATAGTGCCGTGAATTTGGCACTTATTACAAACAGTACAAAACCGCTCTTGATAAAGATCCATTGTGCCCTCCTTTAACTTCCACGGTCCCCAATTATGAAATATCCAAAAATGCATATATCTCCTTTAAGCCGTTACTAAAGCAGGTATCTAAAAGTCCATCTTGTCATGAATCCAATCAAGGTCTGATTGCATATCCTTAATCTGCGCTAAAAGGGGCTCGACATCTTCCCATCTGCACCAAGCTCCGATTGGAGATTCTTCAATATCTATATTGTAATTATAATCTCCTACAATAACTACTTCTTCAATTTCGTATCGTTTCATGCCACCACCAACACATTCACCGGCCACGCAATCCCCATCTCCCTCTTCGTCACACTCGCCCACGCCAGCGGCTTCGCAATCGTCTCCTCCAGCAGAAACACAAACCCCTCAATCTCTGGTGACTCCTCTAGCTCAGCCTTGACTGAATCAAACAGCTCCTGGTCGGTAAATCCAGCCTTCGAGGTAATCTTCGTCTGCCCACGATTCACAATCAACCCGCTGCCAGTCATAGGACTCACACATAGCATAAACGGCTCCTCGCATTGCATGGGGTTGCCTTTGATGTTTGGCCCAAAGGCTTCGTAAATGCCATCGTTGAGCTTGCCGCCGGGAGCGACCCGCTTAGCATTCACATAGGCAATATGCAGCAGCATATCTTCAGCTGGAAAAGTGTCAACGTCGAGCTGACATAGAGCAGCATCAGGGTCTGGGGGTGCTGGATACCATCGATATGGCAATCCTTTCTGCACTACCACTTGTACTCCATCTAGCTTAATCGTCAGCAATCCCTGCTTTTCTCTCATCCAGGCTGACTCAGGATTAATCTGAGGCACAGCCATGCCACTGGCATCCCTCACAAACAACGGTACGACTTTCATTTTGAATGATACTCCTCAGAAATTGTAAATTCAGGACTGCTGCATAGGCCATTGCAGCCATGAGCACCCATCCAATTTTTCCAGCTATTTGGATGTAGAGCCTCAGATAATAGCTTAGATGGATGCCCGCAGCCTTTTGGGTCTATAAGCTCTACCCTAATGCCATCTTCCCGTATAATCATTGGCCATATTGCTTTTGGCATGTTTAACTCCTGAAAAACTCTGACCCACCCCGTCCTAGATCCCCCACCTAGGATGCCTATGGCTTTCGCCTCATATCAACTTCACCCCCGAGGATAGTTTGTTGGCTATCTTGCTCGGCAGAGTGGGTCATTCTCTTTGATAGCCTACGAACCTGAGTCGCTGATTTGCACAGCATTAGGTATGGCTAACCCGGCCTTTCTAATCGGCCCATTCTCAGCAGTACGTCTACGGTAGGCTATCAAACTTGTTAAAAATAGTGGACCGGCCTAGACTCGAACTAGGTTATTCCGGAAGACCCCACGGTCCCGGCCCAAATTAATCTGGCTCCCGTAAGAGCAATTGGGATTTTAGCCACCTGGATCACACCCTCATCTCTTCCTTACCTGTGGCTACGACGGTAGCAAAACTTTATCGACAGTTATGAATCACTACTGATGAGCTTTGATAGCTGACATACCACACAGCCATAGCCACATAAGCAGCTAGGCAAAGCGTGCTGCCGAGAATGAATTTAGTCATACACTCGTTCCTGTAATGAATTCGTAGTCGCCGGGGAACTTGAGGTTGTCGTTGGCTTCAATGAGCCACTCGTTGACAATTTCATGGGCGTCAAATTCTCCTTCGCCTAGAGTATAGCCATAACTGGAGTCGTCAACAGGTACAATAAACTTCACAGTAACTTCAACTTTAGTCACAATCATCCTCATAATCCCAATCGCTGGGCTTCGTTGGGGCCACGATAATCTTCTCATGGCAGGTGCAAGTGCAGCGAAATCGCTTGCCCCCAGCATCAAAGAGATGCTCCGGGCAGGAGTCGTGTTCGTTTGAATAACATAGACCGCTTAGTTTACTCATGTCGATTATCTCCTACTTCGTCACTAATTTGATACACACCAGCATCAACATCTCTAAGAGGATGGATACGCTTTCTCAATTCATGTAGCCTTTCAGCGTTCGACTTCGCTCCACCATAATACAAATACTCATCCAAGCTCATCTGCAACGCATGTAGCTCAGCAATATCAAACCCCTTCTTGATGAGATGCAGCGCAGCTACATTCGCCTGGCGGAGCTTCCGGCGCTCAACACCAATCATTGCAGCAGCAGCACCTTCTTCAGAGGTGAATTCGTGGGCTTTGCCGGTAGCGTGGGCGGCTTGTCCACCTTTTCTGGATAATTCTTTGCGGCGGCTCTTTGAGGCGCTACCGAAACCTCTATCCTTCGTTGACATAGGGCAATTCTCCAATCCGCTTTTCACCAGATTCAACCGCCAAGTTAACTGCGTTAGCCCCGTAGGAAGCAATAATGCTTGTCCACGCTGCGTTTAGACCTAGTTCAATACCATATTGACGTTCAGCGGCAGCATTAAGATCCCTATACTTTCGTTCTTTTACGTGTTCGTCTTCATCAATACCACCTGAAAACCCATAGATGGAATTCATTTGGGATTCTAACTCTCCTCTCATTTTACGACACTCAGCGATTCGACGCTTGAAATCAATGTAGATTTCATATATGGGGTTTGAAGCTGAACCGAAGCCACGGTCTTTAGTGCTCATTATCGACCATTCCCGCATTTAGCACATCGAGAGTCTTCGTCTTTATTTAGCGCGCTACAAATAGAACAACGCCAAGCCCAGCTCATGAAAAATCTAATATATTTAATCATTATGATACTCCCAGCTCCAATCTACAGCAGCATTTAAGTAGTCGTCAGTATTTTCTAAATACCATTTAAGCTGCCGCAGTATTCCTACCTGCGCCTCAAATGCAATTTTACTATTACCTATTAAGTTACTATGAGGTGTATTCTCTACCCAAGCAATAAATTTATTGACTCTAGTAGAGTAATTGTTATCCTCAACATTCATTTTAGATAATCTCCTGCCACGAATTAAAAAGCGGGGGCCTCACACCCCCTCGGAGGTTGACCTCTGACAACCTCTAAGCAGCATTTTGTAGGAGATTGGCGTGTTGGTGAAGACGCCTGCGTTTTACGTTGCCCACTGTGCTGCCTAACCATACTCATCTCAGCAGCTACACCCGCTCCGTATCGCTACACCGGGTAGGCTCTCTCCTACAAACTTTTAGAGCAACTGCCCCCGCACGATGTTTGTATCGTCAGCAATGTAAAGGAACCCAGCCTTCGCGCCGCTCACGATATCCCTTACCTTCCCGAACTGCGACGTCATCTTCACTACCGTAGCCGCACCATACTTCGATTCAAAGAAATCCCCAGGCTCGTGGGTTTCCTCAACCTCAGCAACCTCCACAATCTCCAACTCTCCATCACCGCTCACCCGGAGAACCGAACCAACCGGAAGCTCCGCGACCGTCGAATTGCCCGTCGTGAACGTATAGCCGACATCAATAGCACTCATCTGACCCTCCTCTTTACCGATAAAGGCAGCTACATCAGCAGGATTGCTGGATGCTCTGCGCGTTGCAACGCTTTTGGAATATTCAGGATACTCATCTTCTTCGAGGTCGTCATACCACATATATGCAGCTTGCATGTTCATTTAATCCTCCTGCAACTCCTATGCCGTCACCATCGTTCCGCGCCTCTCCAACCACGTCAGATGAGCTGGATTGTGGCACGCAACTATCGGACATCCCATCGTTGTACACCTATGTTCCATGACTATGCCATTGACGACTTGGGTATCGATAACCGAGCCAAACTGCATGGTGGCATAGTTATTGTCGTTTGTAGCCACTGCTGTTGTCTGCTTCGATGCAGTGGAATTCTTCGCTCCTGGCACATCAGCCAGCGCCGCCTCAATATCAGCAGCCAAATCCGCTACATCAGCTTCTCTACCCTCATACACCGCCAACGCATGCTCAAACCTCAACTTATCCACATACAACTCATGCAAATACTGCTCCTGCTTCAAACTCTCCACAGCCTTTTTGCAATGCTCCTTTCTCACATGTTCTATTGCTCCCCAGTAGTCCTCCACTCCGGCAGTAATCATCAGTGCACACAGTGCTGTTCCAGTGCGCCCATGACCCCCATGGCATGCTATCACTGTTTTAGCTGGCAAAGCTTCCCATAAGTGCTGCCAGAAATCCAGCTCAACCGGGGGGATTCCCATATCGGTCCAATCCAAGCTCAGCAATTGAGCAGTCATCACTTGGGGTTCGGGTTTGGGCACAAAGGATTCGAGCTTCTCCAACAGCGCCTTTGGCACTGTGCTAAGCGATCTTACAAACTTAGACGACGTATCACTCTTTGGCCGCACATTTCCAGCAAGGTCAATAATGAGATTCCACTGATCAGAATACTCCTTCAACCCCTGCCAGCTCGAAGCATAGAGAGCTTTGCCTTCGTGCTCAAAGACAACTTTACTTCCAGTGTGGTCACAGGTTGGGCCAGAGATATAACCACTATTACCACTATAACTATAACCATTCGGCCATTGATTATTTGACTGCGGCACATTTGCCCCACCCTGCCATCCACCCGCCGCTTTACTCCCTTTCTTCACCAACATCGGTAGTTGTGTTGCCATACTCTCCTCTAGCATTTCTGCTTCTAGGTAATTCTGAATCTCATCCATTGAAGGGTCTAGGAATGCACGGCCCTTTGCAGCCTTAGCCACTTTCGCCTTCTTTTCGCGCCTACGCCCCATTGAGAATAACCTCACTTTTTGACTACGAAAGGAAGTTGTTTGCCATCGTGCCATACAGCGGTGATAGTGAAGTTTGTGTCGTAATGTGCTGCGGTTGCGAGATAGCTTTCTACGATGTAGTTTACACCTTTTTCACTATTCGGATATGCCGGATAATACCCCCCAGCATCTGATGAATAGCTGCCTTCAGCTCCATAATCTTGCAGGGGCTTCAGAAACTCCTGCACATTCTCCACAGCAACCTGCACCGTTCTCGAAAAGTACCCAATCTCCCCTACAGCAAACTGGAAATGCATGCTCACTATATTCCCGGACTGAGCTTCATATCTTACATGAATTTTAGTGACTTTGTGCTCTATGGGATTGTAGACGATCTTTGAGAGCTTTGTTGGGCCACTTGGGTTATCTGGCTCAACAGCTAGAGGTTCTTCTTCTTTAGTATCCTCAATCTCCATTGGTTTATCATCGATAATTTCAATGATGTCGTCGTCAGACTCATCACTATCATTAGAGTCTTCTTCAGGCAACTCACGGCTCATTCGCTCAGCAACCACAATCGGCTGCTGAAGCTTATACTGCTCCACAAGCTCAGCCGCTCGTGGATTCGTAAACTCCTTTGCTACCTGCAACGCTGCCCAACCTGCTTCGGCAATAATAGTTAGATTCTGCTCAGCAGCATAGGTAAATGTCAGGTCGTCCCCAGTAAACTTATTCATCCACCAGCCGTTATTATGTGCTTGATTCACAGCTAGATTGAGCTTTTCTGTCATGGCTAGCACATTAGCATGTGTTGGCCAGCGAAGCATCTCCAAAATAGCCGTATCCAACTCAATCAATGCTGCTGTACACTTTCCCCACTCTTTACCACCATAACCCTGTGGCCACGAGTCATACACAAACGCTTCGTGGGCAATTTTTAGCATCTGCCGGGATGAGAAGAACTGTTTGAAGGAGAGCTGATAGATATTACTTCGTAGAGTTGTTGTTCCGCCCCCTCCAGGCCGATGCCTTGCTTCTCCATGAGCTGCAGCCAGTCCCATTCTCAGCATCACTGCAGCACTAACCCCCAACCACACCCCATACCCATTGCTCATTGCAGGGGCATTGTGGAGCGCCACGAGCATCAGTTTGATGGCTTGGGCTCTCTCAGACCTATCGCTATCACTAAAATCCAGCACCAACCCAATCCCCAAACCCCTCATCACCGCTTTAGGATCTGGAGGTCGAATGTCGGCTTTAGGCTCCTTCTCCAGCCATTCCCCAACCACTGGCATTCTCGATGTCATAATGGGGATTCGATTGAGCAGACAATGCACCCCATAGTGGGATATCACACTCCCGCCAAGATGCACCACAACTGTGCCTTGCCGAATCTCAGCTGTTTGGGATTCCCACAGCTGCAAGTCCCCCGAAGCCTCAAGAATCCTCTCCACCTGCACACGCTGAGGAATGTAGTCTCGCTCAATCCCAGCAATCTTAGGGCCTGCGCGGAGTTGGGTGAAGTGCCAACTATTCTTTCGCACTGCTTCAACATATGGTGAGCTATCCTCGCCCACCCCTGCAGCACGAATTACAGCTTCATCCAAATCCCCAAACGGCGCACCGATAAGTGGAAGCTCAATCGACTCATGCCCCGAAGTGGCCCCATCATGCCCTACACCTACTGAAATTTTGTAGGGAGTAATAACTGCATTTGCAGTGGCTCCTTCGATCAGCGGGCACAGCAACACTTCAGCATGTGGATCTGCGGCTTGGGCTTCATGAAAGATAGCTCGCAGAGCTTCTTTATCGTTTTTAGCCACAGGCCGGCTGTCAACAAAGCCATGCCGGGGTCGCTCGGGGCACGGTCTGGCGAAGTAGGGTGGAGAATATATATAAGGACTCGATGCCCCTACAATAATATCAATATCCCCCTCTTCACCGATGATATAGTAGGGTCTGGGCACAGTCAAACTACTCTTATGGGCAAGAGTAATATACCCTCTAGACTTCTGCGTGCGAGGCTGCACGAATCCTCTATTCACCGCAGCTGTACGGCTATCAATACTCTCCCCAACTGCAACGCATTCACTCTCCTCACATATATGATGAATCTCGCAAAACGGCTCCTTGCACAAAATACACAGAGGCTCGACTTTGACTTTCGGCACATCTCCCTCCACTGCTGGCGAATTAGGCAGATACTTCTTCGAGAGTTGGGCTAGCGTTTGCGGGCTGAGAGCCATTAACTTTCTCCTTCTTCTTCAAATCCCTATGCTCAATTTCCACATCCCAACCATTTTCACGGCACTGCTGAGCAATAATCTCCACAATCGCTACAGAACGATGTTTGCCGCCTTGGCAACCGATAGCAGCTGTGTAGAAACCAAGACTTAGCTGTGTCATAGCTTTATTGATAATCACCTGCGCCCCCGCGCACTTCGTCACAAATGCCTGGACATCAGAGTCAAGCCCATTGAGCTTTCGCAGCTTTGGATGCCGCCACGGGTTACGAACAGTTTTGCGGGCATCGTGGACTCTTGTGAAGCTGCTATTTGAGATTTTACCATTCTTGTAGGCAAACGAAATGAGCTTGACTTTCTTCGCTTCCATTTTTACTCCTTTGTTATAAGGTAAATATCCAATACCCTTTAGTCAGCCCTCCACTACATTTGAGTGAAAGGGCTGAGTGAAAGGTATTAAACGATAGTTGGCGGCACGAGCTTGTACGCTTTCAGCTCTTCTTCCCATTCATCTTGGAATCGTTTGAGATTAGAGATGGCGGCTTTGGCGTATGCTGGAGTGCCATACTGATCCTGAGTAGGAAAGGGGTATTTACCGACAGCCTTATTATGGTTCATGCTGTTGTTCCCCCAAAATAACCCGCTCACGTCAACTCTAGTAACTTCAGGAAACAGCAGGTAGGTCTCATATTCAGTTTCATCACGCCAAGGATAATGCAGCTCCTTTTCAAACTTCCTTTTCGTGAGGGTCATCGTGTGTAGCCACCCCGAAAAACACCCAATCGTTCCACAAGCCGGGCCACGGGTGATGTCTTCGTTGACATCTGGAACAACCGATAGAATAAAATTCTCCATATACAATCGTTTCGGCTCAGCCCTCACCAATTCAATAAGCTCGTTAATAAGTTCGTAGCTGTTGGTTGCGCGGCTGTGGGGCGTCAAATCCCAGTGTCGTTCCATTGCTGTCATAACAGTCTCCTAATGAATTTTAGAGCTTCCCACCACGATTTTGAAATTCTGCAAGCAGTCCTAATGTATAGTAATCACAATGCCGATCCCTATACATTTGGTCATGCAGCAATGCAGCCATACTCAATCTCAACGGCGCACACTGCACTTCACTAAACACCCCTTGAGCATCAAAGCACATTACTGGTCGATTGCCGTCCATCACTACGACATTTTGGCCTTTACTCTGAGCCACAAAGCGGCCTAGCTCGAAGCTTTTGGTTTTATCTTTGAGGCCTTGGATCTTGAGTTCACCCTGCATAATCTCTGCTCCCTTCATTATTAGCTAACTCAACTCATCTATTGCGAATAGTAAGCCCTATTGCCACAAATACTAAAAGCCATGCCACAGCTGTCATAAGCATTGAGATGTTGATGATTGAGAAGGTCACCTTTAGTACCTCGCTACAAGATTAGGCACGTTTAGTAGTTGCTCAAAGTCCTTAAGAGCAGCATTAACTTCGTCTACGTGTCGTTGGTAGCCATCAATGACTTCTTGGCGCGTATTGCCACTTTGGCCGTATTGCCTTTTCATTTCGTCTGGTGTGCAGTTACGAAATGCAGCCTTTGCACGCTCTAAGTTATCACCGCGTCTTTCTTTGATGGCTTGAAGAATCAGATTGTAGGATTTTTTGGTCATCGCAGCCTCCTAATCTTCTTATAGAAATCCATGCAATCATCACACAAATAGTATGGATATTTCCACACAGCCCTGGCGATTTCACAGATGACACAGGTGATTTTGATGCTCATCTATGCACCCAGCAATCCTTGCAGAACCAATTACCGTTGGCTTGATAACGTCTGCATTGCCGCAACTGCCCACACACACGACAAAAGTGCCGTTTAGCCTTTTTCTTAACCATTGTCAATACCCCGGTGGTTAGTTATTTTCTCGCATAGCCTTAAAAGCATCCGATGAGCAGTCACTACAATGCCACAAAGGTTGCTTATGTTTACACCAACCACAAGTACGATGCCCCCTTGTTCCAGCCTTTAAGCAGTTAGCACGCTCCAAATCATCTAAACGTGGTTCATAACCTGTTAAATGAAAGAACTCAAACGTATTCATCTTAACCCCCTAGTCAATACCCTCTAAGCTACCTTCCACCTTTGGTTATGGTTTTAATAGGAATACGCCTAACATGCCATTTATGCCACACAAGCAAAGCTAGACACTTAGGGCACCAAAATTGATGCTTAAAGCCCTGTAATTCTCTACTTGCTGGCATTATCCGGCAAACACTACAAATAGGTGTATCCATATAATCCTTTGCCACAAAGCGGAAGGCAGGTTGGAAGAGATTAACTCTTCACCGCAGCCAACAACGCTCTCTGCTTCTTCGCCCCAACTCCCACACCCAATCTGCTATCCAGCACAGCCACCTTCTGAGAGGTAGAGAGTGAGTGCCAGTATTCGATTCGCTCAGCAGCTTCGATGCGGCGCATTTCTTTAGACTTCATTTAACCTCCTCTAGCGCATCCTTTGGCAATTCAAAGAACGGCAGCTTACCACCCCAACAACAGGCAATGCCTCGTGGAGTGATACATCCGTAGGTTGGTCCGCTATATCGCTCAACAATCTCCCCTGCATTGAGGTCATCATCGAGCCAATGGCATTCTTCACGAACAACGGGGCGAATGAGTCTGTATTTCATGGCTCCTGTCTCCTTCCTCTCTCACGAATCTGTTCCCTCACCCATTGTGAAGTTACAGCGTCGGCTTCCTGGTTATTGCGAAGTACTACATAAGCCACCACGAGTACCACAGCAAATCCGCCAATCATCCATGCCACTATTTGACCTCCTTTAAACTGTCAGGAAGAAAAAGTATATCTTCCACATTCATTTTCCAGCCATTGTCTTCACCAAGACGATAAGGGGCTACTTCTATATTACTTACGCCTTGTTCATCAAACACAGTCCCATCAAAGGCACAAGTATATAGATTCTGAGTTTTGTGGTAGTTAACCTCATCTAGGCTACCACATTCAGGACAGGTGAGCGGTTGGCCATGTGTAAACACCACCGCATTTAGATGTTTAATATAAGTAAGCATCGAAACCTACTGCAACCCCTTCGGTCCAGGTACCCAGTTAGCCTCTGGCATCTTTGGAGTAGACTCACACGCCACTGTATCCTTCTCAGCATCCTCAGCCAACGAAGGGTCCACAGCCAGAATCCGCTCCTTTACTGACATCATCTTCTCTACAGATGTTCCAGCCAAGAAATCATCAATATCAGCAGCTGCGGCTTTGAGAGCTGTTGACAATTCCTTTGTGGGTGGAATCCCTGTCACACCAAATGACACCAACAGAATGTCGAACAAATCATGAACAACAGCATAGCGATTCACTTCAGACATCTCTCAATCCTCCCTTATTTGATGTTGACTTCCACCACGAATTTAAAGGGTTGCCACAGGCAGGCGTCGAACCTACTAATAAGTATATTACGTAGGATAATATACTTATCAACACCAAAGGATTCCTACATCCTATTGTGTCTGTAGCATAAACTTAGCTTTCTCAATGGGACGCTGGAGCAGATTATATCAGGCTATTCCTGATTCAAGCTCCAACGCCCTATTCAAAAAGCGGCAGTTTTTGGTGCTGCGATAACTGCCAACGCCATGCCGTTTAGGATACGGTCAAACTCTGCTGTTTTAACAATATATAATCTAAGCTCCGTTTAACCGACTACGGAGAAGGCTGAAGGCTATGTAGCGGTTATTTGAGATACCACCTAAACTCTTCACGTTGGCTCAACCCGGTGGGCTATTCATCATTCACCCATTCTGCCTATTGGCCAGTTAAGGATAAATCTATACCACACACATGCTAAAAGCGGGCTTTCACTTAATAGCCCAATGTGCCAGCCTTTTGACGGCTCCCTATAATTATAGGGACGTATCTGGTCACCCACATTTATATTATAGGCTGTCTTTCCAGCAGTCAGCCCGTAGGCGATGGAGTGGAGCATAAGACTCCTTTTAATTATTTGTGTTTATTCCAGCAAAAGGCACAACACTGCTTTATACGGTTTGGCTCGCCTCCAAAGAAGATACGTTTACACCACTGACAAATGATACTATCTGATAAATACATGGGCTATAAACCTACTTATCGTATCCCCGAATCTTCCTCAACTCCAGACACGCACGAATCAGTTGCTGTTGCAGATTGGACATAGGTGCTCCTTCTATCGCGTCACTGTAGTATTAAATCCCTTCTGGCTTGGCAATCCTTCTTTCCACTCCTTTTTCCTTACAGCAGGAAGTTCCCCAGGTGTCAATCCACTCGGCCCACCAATCGCTTCTCCTTTCATGTAGAAGATAGTCTTGTGTCTATCTTCCTTACCATCCTTTGTAGGTTGCAGCTTCCGCAGATTCTCAATTCTCTGCTCTGTATCCTGTCTATTGAAACAGTCAGCACAACCATGAGCTTTCTTCAACACTGGAGGTTTCTTGACTGCCTCAATCGTTGCCACATTCGTCACAGGGTTGATAGTGAGAATCTCCTCTTTCGGGGGCCAGTAGCCGATGGTAATCTTACGGCTATCATGGAGCTTAATAGCCACACCACAAAATCCACACTCTACATGTGGACTACCATCAACAAACAGGGTATCTCCAATCTTCACAGTGCCTCGACTGCGGTTTAACATCTGACTAACTGGCATTAAATACGCCATCATAGCCCATCCCTTCCAGCATTGTTGAATGCTAGGTCCCTGTCAGCCTTAGTGTCGAAACTGCGAATGATGATATACGTTCCGTCGTCTTCGCAGCCGCAACAAAGCTGTATAGCAATGCAATACTTCCCATTGTGGTCTATCTTAATCATCGTCGCTACCTCCTTATCTAAACCAAAAGCTTAGATAAAGAGATGCTAGTCTTTTTCTACAGACATACGCTGTAGTGGCTAAAGACTAGCAAAACCCAGCGACGATGCCGACCTTACAGCGCGATGTTGTATTCCGAGGGTTTCGGCAGTGGTGCGTGCGTCCAGTTCAGAAACGCCAGCTTGATTTCAGGCAAGAGCCTGTCCAAAGCTTCTCTGCCGTCGGAATCCTCGGTGTTGGCGACCAGAATCGTCCGGCCGTCGTGACCTTCAACCCTAACAGGGTCAACGGCCAAAACCTCGGTGCCGTAGGATGTTGGAACGGCAACGCTGAAGTCTCCCCCAGCTTTCGCGAAGATGGGGAAGTCCAGGCAAAGCCCTGTCAGCGGTCCAATCAAGCTGACGTATGCCCGAAACTTCGGGGACTTCTCTGATGCTGTTTTCTTGGCGACAACGAATCTCACTTTCATTGTCGGGGCAGCATTCTCAATCAACGGTGCTGAATAGTCTGTAGACATTTCGTAACCTCTCTAGGCTATACGGTATGTTTATTGCTACTAGCTAACCCGTATCATTAGCAAGTAGTAGATTGATTATCAATCTAAAGCATAGGACAGTCGGAAGTTAGCGTTTACTTATACGATAACCATTCTTCGCCGTCGATAGTTACAGTTCTCGGTGCCTTAGCCATCGCTTCTGCCTTGTTCAACGCAATCCTTGCAGACTTAAGCTTACGGTGAACGTCGGCAGCTTGCCAGATGGCCATTCCATCAGCAGGCAAGCTTTCGATACTTGCTAATGCTGCATGGGCTTCGCTGAATCGTTCATCAATCTTTAGCATGTTGATGCTCCAAGACTGTCCTATCCTGTAGAGTGATAATCATTCGATAGAACCCTTAAGAAAACCCTAAGGCAAGCCAGGTGAGGATTATCAACGTCTTGGCGCATGCTGTAGGTGTTCGCATAGCCTAAGACTTCTGAAGTCTTTATCTATGTCGGTCGTTACAGTGGCTTGAAGGTGTGTTGTATGTTCTCAGGCTAAAAGCCTATTCTGTCAACCTTAAGGGCTTTACTAAAGGTTCTATCGTTGCGCCATCAGGGCGTGTCCGTCTACTGCGGTATGCCTTGTCCCCGCTCCCTTAAGACCAAACCGGACGCTGTAGGCTGCCCTACGCTCTTTCCGTTGAACCTTCAAGGGTTGCTATTGGGTTAGTCTGCAACCGTTTCGCTGAGTTTTCAATGACCGCCCGACCGCTTTGCGCTTGACGACGGCCGACGGTCGGCAAATAAGCAGGCGGCTTGCCAAGTGTGCCAACCCGCAAAAAGCCTAGCAAATCCGCTGTTTTCGCCCTTTTGTTCGCTGCTCGAAGTCTGACTCGGGGCAGACAAAAGTTGCACAAGTCAGCTGACTACCGCCTTTTTCTACCTCAGCAGCAAGAATCGGCCAACTTTCGCGTCGTTTTCGCCCCCGGTAGTGGGTAGGTAGCCTGCTCTCGGCGATTGTGGCTCCAGCAGCCTGCTAGGTGCCTTGCAGGTGCCTTGTGGCGGTCGCTCGTGAGTCGAAAAAGGAGCATCGGCCGATAGCATCGCGTTTGGCAATAGCTATGCCAGTGTCCTGGATTGTAGACAGAGGGGTATCGGCGTAGTCTATCCGAGTCGGAATCCAGCAATCTGCTAAAGCTCGACTCAAGTAATCTGATAGCTGAGTTATCAACCCCATTGGCTCAACTATTGCATAGGCGACCTGGCATGGGGCTTGCATTAGCATAAACCGTGCCAAAGGACGATGGCATGGCCCTTGCATGGCGGGCATTGTCGCGGGGGCGGCCGTCAGAGGCTGTGGAGGTGTACCGACTTCATTTTTCTTGCATTAAACTTACCTATATGGATGAGTTCGTTCGCGGCCTCTAATCTCTCTAAGTTGTTGACTCCTTTGACTTTGCCTTCGCTAGCTCCACAGCATAAAGTTCCTCCATGGTTTCGGGTTGCTTCGTTGGAGCAGGGTTGCGAGAAATGCCCATGTAGGATGATGTGGTGGCGTTCATGCCTGTAATACCATAGAGGGATTTGGATGTTTTGGGGTTTTTAACTGTTACATTTCCAGTCCACTTAAACTGCCCAGCTATTCCTGGGTCTCCTTCACCGCTGCTAGTGCTAAGTTTACAGCTATAATCCCATTCTGATTTAGTAGGAATTGATAATGGTTCAAAAGCCGGAGCAGCTTCGCCGACTTTGTGGAATACGGCTTCTTTGCGCTGGGCGATTAGCTTTTTCATTAGCCCGATATAGATACTTTGGATAAAGGCCGACGGATCAGCAGTATCATAGATACTAAGTTTACTCATAGATTCAACAGCTAAACAGTTATTAGTCAAATCTATTGCCCGCAAATCGATATGGTTCATATGACCCATATAATGCCACGACAAGCCAATTTTATAGTTATTGCAATCAGGCTGAAGCTCTTTTATCACGTAGTCGATATAGTCTACTGTTTTCTTCTGCGCCAAATTGTTCTCCTTAGTTGACAAAGTTTCCATGATAGTTGACTAGATGCAGAAAGTATGCCATACTTCATTCAATGCAACCCGCTCCCCTCCCGCCGCTCCTCCAGTCCCTCCCCTGGTGTGAATGTTGCCAGACGGCTGAGTGGGTTGCAGACCTTTGATGCCTATCCCCATGTACCCAAAGGTACCCCATCCTTTGCCTACGGACCCTGCAAAGCCAGCCAAGGTGTATGTTTCGCCAGAAGTGGTAGCCAATGGCCAACCCGCAGCCGACGAACCGCGCTATGGCTGCATCGGGGAAGACACGCTGCTGACAATGCACATTCCGCTGGTGGGGTACATTGTCATCCGCACCCATGGCCGCACCGCAGGCATCTGCACCTTCACCGAAGCCGAAATTGCCAATGGACAAGTTAATCCCAGAGATTGAGGTGTTTGCAAGGCCCTTTGGGTATCTGCAATGGGTGTGCCCGAATTGCCATGAAATATTTGGGGCTAAACAAATCAGCGGTCGCACGGCTAGGATTGTCTGTAATCATTGTGCGCGAGTATATCGCTTGGGGCTGAGTTTCGGCAGAGGTAATAACCTACCTGCCCCTTGGAACGCTAAGCTCGCGGGGCAGTGGAATGGCTACACAGCTAATCGACTTGGAGACCCCTTCCCGCCAAATGCTATTGCCCGCTTTAGAGGACGCCTCGACTGGCGCTGTCCTCAATGTGAGACAACGCAGTCTTCAGCTGTGGGCCGTGAGCTAATGGATGTTCGCTGCGGAGCTTGCAGCAAGATATTTTACCTTAGCGTCCTATTTTACAATAGCAAACCGGGTGCTATAGTTACCTGCCCGATAGACTGGAGCCCACCATTTGAGCCTACTGAAAGTCCTAGCAACCCCCTGGCTGCTGAGGCGGCTAGTCAAAGCTAATGAAAAAGCCGCTAACGCCCTCGAAGACATCGCCGCAGCCCTCAACACTGAGTTTGGCATCGTTAAATCGCCTAGCCAAGAAGCAGCAGACGACGACGACGACTACTCCGTCAGCACCGACCAAGACACCTACGAAAGAGAAGTGGGGCCAAGGCGGCGCTCTCGTCGTGACAGCGAAGAATAAGCAGGCGCTCGACCAGGTGGAAGAAGCGATTGGTGGGAGGGCAGCATTTGTCGATACCATAGCTCTCGCGCCGCTGGACAAAAAGCAAGAGCACTTTCTGAGACTGCTGTGCGACCCCATGAGGCAGACGGATAGCGTAGCGACGATAGCTAGAGATGCTGGGCTGCTGCCGACGCAGGTGATGAGTCTCTATAGGGAAGCCAGCTTTGCCAAGGCGCATGCTATCTCGATGGGGCAGCTGGCGGAGCGCATACCAGCTGTGGTGAAGGATCTTGCCGACAAAGCCCTCGATGAAGTGATTCAGTGCCCTGAGTGCCTTGGCGACGGTGCAGCTAGCGACATCGAAGCCTGCGAAAAGTGCCATGGGCGCGGCACCATCATGCGCCAAGGCGATCTCGACCATAAAAAGGTGGCGCTGGAGCTGAGCGGGCTGCTGAAAAAGGGACCGGGGGTCAATGTGCAGGTGCAGCAGAATAATATTACAGCACAATCGCCTGGGGGGTTCTTCAGTCGCTTCGTCAAATCCACTGATGCTGATGCCTATGCCGTGAATGTCGAGCCCATCGAAGCGGAGGTCGCCGCTGGCAAGGAAGATTGAGGATCGCGAGTATAAGCGCATCCTTGAATTGAAGGCTATCGGCCTTACAGCGGCTGTCATTGCTGAACGCCTGGGGGTGTCGCGCAAGACAGTTCAGGTTTATTTACGCGCAAATCGTCTCAATTTGAAGCCCTACGAGGTGCCTTCAGGTGCGTAAGAGAGACCCGAATAAAAAGATGTCTCCGCAGCGCCTGAAAAAACAGCGCGAATATAATGCAACTCATAAAGAAATGATGCTTGCATCTAAAAGAAAGTACGCTGAGAAATATAAAGAGGAACTTAAAGTATATAAACGTGAGTGGGAGATAGCGAATAAGGATAAATTGAAGCCACACAAAGCTAAATATTATCTGAAAAAGACATATAACTTAACCCCTGAACAGTTAGAGATTATGGTTCAAGCTCAGCAGGGAGTATGTGCTATATGTAAACAGCCAGAGCGCCAAAATACCCGGCTTTCGATTGACCATAATCATCAAACAGGCAAGATTCGTGGTTTGTTATGCCGTAATTGTAATGCTGCTCTTGGAGCATTTAAGGATAATCCACTATATCTTCAGATTGCCATTGATTATTTAAATTATCATGATAGTAGGGAGACCTAAGTTGCACTTAGGAGAGGAAGTAATCTCTATATTGAGTAGATGGATTGATTACGCTGAGCCTGAGCCTGAAATATACCGTGACTTTACGCACTTAGAGGTTGCCTATTTGCAGTTGGATCTACTTAAGGCTGTGGAAATGCTGAGACTTGCCGCTGGGCCAACGGTGGAGAGCTAGATGTACCATCCCCAAATCGTGGCTCGACGCATGAGCAACATGGCAACAGTAATTAGAGGCTCAATTGACCCTAATTTCGACTTTAAGGAGTATTCGATAGCCGAAGTTGAGCAGCGATGCGGGGAGTTGGAGAAAATCTACGATCCTTTGAGCGGAAATCTCGTGCAGCCGCTCAACGCCGAGGCTGAAGCCTTCATTCGGCATGAAATCAACCGCTGCAAGGTCGATTTTCTCTATTGGGCGACTCGATATGCGAAATTGAAGTCGAAAGACGCTGAACTTATCAGACTTAACCCCACAGCCGTCCAAAAACTGCTCATCGACAAGATCGGAGCCGCCGAATTAGCTGTTTTCACTGAAAAAACCGGCGATGGCATCCTGTTTCAAGTCCTGAAAGCTCGCCAGTTGGGGGTTTCGACTATTTCAGAGATGATCATAGCCCATCGGGTGTTCTTTTATGCCAATACGACGGCTCTAGTGGCTGCTGACGTCGATGACCATACCCAGGGGCTCTATAATATGCTGCTGAGGGTGTTTGATAACCTTCCGTGGTGGATGAAGCCCCGCTCCGCTGACCCAAAGCGCGACTATCGAGTCAAAAACAAGCTCCTTTCCTTCGCCGACCAAGACTCCATCATCCAAATCGGCAGCAGCAAGAATCTCCAAGGCGGCGATTCGGGCCAGGAGAAGGGTTCGATGGGTACGGGGCAGACGTTGCCGCTGGTGCATCTCAGCGAGCTAGCGCTGTGGGAAAACCCATGGCAAATTGACGACGCCCTGATGCCCTCCATTCCCATGAGCAGCAGAACCTTTGCGATCTTTGAGTCTACTGCCAAAGGGCGCGGCAACTGGTGGCATGAGAGCTGGGAAGCGAGCAAAAAGGGGTTGGGGCGCAGACGGCCCGTTTTCATTCCGTGGTACACCGATCCAGACACATATAAGCTCCCGGCACCGAGCGATTGGTCGCCCTCAACAGCTGCCCTCAACCATGCCGACCGCGTGAAGGAGCTTTCGACTAAGTGGTTGCCTGCTTCGGTGCAATTGACCAAAAATCAGCTCTACTGGTGGGAAATCACCAAAGCCGATTACATCTCCAGAGGCGTGCTACACAAATTTCTCGCGGAATACACCGCAGACGACATGGAGAGCTTCCAGAACAGCACTGTGGGGGTGTTTCCTTCAGAGATGATTGATGACATGCGCCAGAAGGCGGGGCGGATGCCGGTGTTGGTGGAGGTGAGGCCAAAGATGGAGTTGAGGAATGGCTAGGGATGTTCGTAGCCTCATAGCTCCAGGAATGGGCCTCCATGTCATTGAAGAAGTCAGCCGTTTTGAATCTGACTGGTGGAACGGTCGCCTCCTCATCTGGGAAGGCCCCGAACAAGGTGAAACCTATGCTATTGGCGTCGATCCCGCTGAAGGCGCTGGCCAAGATCGTTCAGTCTGTGAAATCATCAAAGTTGGCAACCTCTACCACCCAGATGTCCAAGTCGCCGAATTTGCCTGCGACTATCTTGATCCGATATACTTTGCAGACGTAGTGAACACCATTGGCCGCTTCTACAAAGACCCAGAGGGCACCGAAGCGTTTGCAACTATAGAATTCAACGCCCCCTGCGGCGACACCATGATCTCCGACCTCTGCAACAGATTAAGTTATACCAATCAGTTTATTTGGAAAGCGTACGACAGGATCAACAATGTCTACACGAACAAGTATGGTTGGAGTACTAATAAGGCTACTAGACCGAAAATCATTGCGCGGGGACTACATGCGTTTGGCGTGGGCGATCTGGTCGTCAACTCACCATTCGTTATCGATGAAATGGAAGATTTCGCGAGAGATCATTTTGTGGCTAAGGCTAAGGCGCGCCATGGAACGCACGATGATCGACTGATGGCGCTGTTGATTGGATACTGGGGAGCCCACGACGATGAATTCCTCAATGGTGAAGATATCGGTGAGCAGCGGAGGATGCGGATTGCTGCGGGGGAGATTCAGCAGGAGATGATTAAGGAGGTTACAGCTAAGAAGAAGGCGGATTTTCAAAATACTGCTATTACCTACCGGCAGATGCAAGAGAGAGCGAATGAAATGTTTGAGATGGATTAAGGAGCACAGAGATGCAAATACAACTTTGGCAAGCAAAAAAATGGCCGTACCCTTGTGTCGCGAGTAGAACACTAGCTTATCATATCGGTCCCCTTTGTACAGAATGCAACGCTGCACGAAAGCGAATACAGAAAGCTGCGTGGCTTCTTGAGTACAATACGCATCAATGGGCTTTCTATGCGTATTGGTTACAAATACTATTATTGGTTGGGTTGTTTTCGCTCCCGTTGATCAAATACTTAGCTAAGGGGGGATTTTAATGCAACTCAAGTTTAACCTGAGCGATCAAGTGTACGAAGATTACGTCCTCCGATTCGGTGTCCAAGGCACCTACCAGCGCATGCGGAAAGTGCTGGAAGAAATGCAGGGGGTGGACCCAGCAGACCGCTACTTTATCGTAGCTGGCGACGACCGGCGTGCAGTAGAGAAAGTGTTTCAAACCACGATTGGAGATTCCAAGCAGCTTGCGAGGGCAGTGGAGCGCCTCAATGCTGTGAGCATCGAAGGCACCAAGATGGAGTTCACTTCTGAGGAGTTGGAGCGCATTCGAATGCAAGCCACCTTCCACGGAAAAGTATTCGAGCAGTTTCTCGAAGACATGGTCGCCGAAATCAAGGGCGAGTTTTTGAATAGGATTTAATGATGGAAACAGAAACTTCGCCCCGCGATAAGTTCCGCTATCTCGTCACTTGCCCTTGTGGGCTGACGAGAGCTCTGCCAGCCGACATCCAACCTGGCGACCCCATCAGCCTCGTGGCGTGCTTGCGGTGTGGCTCTACACTGATTGGAACATTTAATGGCGAGGGAGTACTGACGCATGGATAATAAAAACGGTGCAGAAAATGTATGTCCGTCTTGCGGATATTGCCCGCATTGTGGTAGAGGTGGCTATCAAACTTATCCTTATCCCCACTGGCCTGATACTTATCCTACTGTACCTTGGTGGAGACCATATCCATTAGTCTGGAGCGATGTAAATACAACTACTACTATAACAGTAGCAGATTCCTCCTCCCCAACCTTTGGCTTCACAGGGTTCAAAAATGGTTAGATGGAACATCAGCTGCCCCGCTTGCGCTACTGTCACCTACGATGTCGAATGCTCCATGTTTGCTATCCCTCAATGCAGCTGCGGCAGCGAACGCTTTCTGTCTAACCAAGGCATCGCTCCTAAGTCTAGGGTATTCCCCTTCGAAGCTCGGCATGTGTCGCCCGACGGCAAGCCGATGATCATCGAAAGCATGAAGCACCTCCGCGACGTCGAGCGCAGCCATGGGGTGGTCTTCAGTGCATTCAACAATAATGAAAATAATAGTGTCGATGCCACAAAAGGCGACCTGCCCCGTTATAGAGGCGAAGATGAAGATTTCAAGAGAGATCATAGGCGATAAATGAGCGATAACATTTTCACAGTCGGTTCCACAGCCCCCGGCGACGACTACGAGCCGACACTCCTCAACTGGATTCAGGAGAGGGTGCTGGAGGGCGATGCCATCCTCCGCGACGAGCCAGCCTACGACGAAGTCGATAAAGCCATCAGTTACATCATGGGAGACCAGTTTCAGAGTAGCCGCCCCTCCGAACTGGCCAATTGCCCCGACAACCGACTCAAAAACATCCTCAACCAGACCGTAGCGGCGCTCACCGACATCCACCCGCTGTTTGGGTTCAAAACCTACAATCCCGCCTTCAAAGACCAAGAAAACACCCTCATGCACCTTTCGCAGGCATGGTGGGTCAATACCTTTGCTGATTTGAAGCTGGGGGATGTCATTAAATTCGCCGCTGGGGTGGGAACTGGCTATTGTGAGGTCGCATGGGATGCTTCGGCAGGAGGCGGAGCAGGGGATATCTCGCTAAGGGCTGTAGACCCCCGAGATGTACTGCCCATTCGCCCACAGCTCAATTCCTCCATCCAAGACTGGGGCGGAGTGATTGTCCGCACAGCGAAATCCCCAGAGGAGCTGAAGACTAGGTTTCCAGACAAAGCCCACACCATCATCGCTGACAACCAGCCCTCCATCGTTGCCCGCACCTGGAGCCGTGCTCGCCGCCTCATGTCCCGCATCATCAGCCCTGCAAGCCCAGTTGATGGCCTCAACGCTTCTAATTCTCGCAACATGCCCCGCCGCGTTGAGACTACTGAAGTCTACACCCTCTACCTCAAAGACTATCGGCTCTCTATCGACAACAACCCCCGCATCATGGGCGATCCGGCGACGACGTGGAGCTACACGGTGTATCCTGTAGGCTACGACCGCGTGCCCGATGGCTACGACGAAATGGGCCAACAGCAATACCGCCGCGCTAAGCTCGAAGACACCAAGCTCTATCCGCGTGGCCGCATGATCATCGCCACCAAGCGAGCAATTCTCTACGACGGCCCCAACCCCTACTGGCATGGGATGTTTCCAATTGCTAAGCTGAGCCTCGACCCATGGCCGTGGACGTTGCTTGGACTTGGGCTCGTTCATGACCTGATGCCCATACAAGACGCGCTCAATGAGGTACTCAATGGATTCTTGGATCACGTTCGCAAGCTACTCAGACCTGCCGTTGTGGCTGATAAGAAATCAGTGGCCAACTCGATCTGGGACCGTATCGATTCTCGACTGCCTGGCATCAAGCTCAAAACCAACCAAGCCGCTGGAAAAGGCGTCGAATTCGTCAGCCCCGAGCCACTCCCGGCCTATACCTTCGAATTCCTCCAGTGGCTAACGACTGAGATGGACTACCTCAGCGGAGTAGGCAACCTCAACTCCCTAGCTCAGCTGCAGCAAGTACCGGGTGAAGATACCATCGAAAAGATGCAGGAAGCTCTGCAGCCAACGTTGAGGCTGAAGAGTCGTCTATTGGAGTATTTCCTCCGCGAAGTCGGAGAAATGGTCAAATGCAACTTCTTCCAGTTCTACAACCTCCCGCGCCGCGTGGCAATGCTTGGGGATGCTGGGATTGTCTTCAATGACTTCGACTTCGACCCCGGCACGATGATTCCTGCTCTCGGAGCTAACGACGAAGGCTACGAGCCAGGACTCGATAAGCGCCTCAGCAGACCCCAGCGCGCCCAGTGGTTCCATAAGAACTTCACCTTCCAGATCACTCCTAATAGCATGTTGGCTATTAGTCAGATGACGCGGAAGATGCTTTATATGCAGCTGCGTAAAGACATGCTTGTTGATAGGTGGACATTGTACGATGTGTTGGAGGTTCCAAACGGTGGAGCACCCCCGCCAGGAACAGGACAGACAATTACAGATAAATTGATGGCTGAAATGATACTGTTCATGCCGCCAGCGGCACCGCTAGGACGCCCAAACAGTAACGAACAGCCGCCGTCGCTCCAGCAGAAAACTGGAGAGGATGGAGTTCAACGCCAGACAATATCAACCAGCGGCGCAGGAGGCGATAATCCATAATGTCATTTAAGGAAGTTATAATGGCATGATCACCGTTAAAGCAACTCGTGAAGGGCTAGTAGGTGGTAAAACGGCTAGTGGCTACGTTATCGATACAGTAGTCCCCTTCGTAGCCCTCCCATCCACCAAAGCTCTAGGCCACTTCGTACGCCTCAAACATGACAAATACACCTGCTGCGCTATCGTCCTCGACGTTGGCCCCTGGAACGAGCACGATGATGCCTATGTCTTTGCAGGTAGGCGTCCAGCTGCTGAAACCCTCCCAGACGAGCGAGGCCGTACTACTAACAAAGCTGGCATCGACCTCAGCGAAAAAGTCTGGAAACTCCTCCATATGACAGGCAACGATCCTGTTAGCTGGGAGTTTATCGACTAAGTTGACAGCGTTCACAACCTTACTTAATACTTAATAGGATTTAATCCATGTCAGCAAAACTTCCTGAAAATCCCAAACCCAACACCACTCAAACTTCCCTCCCCACTGGCAACCAGCACAACGACATGGGGAGCTTCAAAATCGTCCTCCCGCATGGCCCCAAGTTCAAAGACACCGAGAATACCTAATGCTCGATAGAGAGCTGACGGTACGGCATGCGTTGTGGGCAGTGGTGGCGTGGGTGGCGCTTAAAGCGTACGTAGCCTACGCGCTCGTGTTTAAGATGTCAGAGTTTCTATCTCAAGCCGTGAGAGGTTGATGTGCCTGCCCAGTATGACGCAATCAAAGAATCCCTCGTAAGCCAAGGTGTAGGCCGCTCCACCGACGACAAAGCCGTTAAGCGCAGCGCCGCCCGCATTTTCATCGCCAGAGGCAAAGGCGGCGACCGCAGTGACCGTGCCAAACGCCTCGCCGCTGACAGAACCCCGAAAGGAAGATAACATGCCCGAAGTCGAGATCAAGACCCCCTTCAAGGATGCCCTCGAAAAGTGCGTTGGCAAGAAAGATAGTTAAGGATGCCCTTCCCAGCTTCTAGTGCCCAAGGCCCCGCACCGCTTCCACCGCCGATGGCTGGTGCCGCCGCGCCTACTCCGCCCCAACCCTCAATGATGTCGCTTGCCGGAATGCAGAGCGGCCAGCAAATGGGGCAGGCGATGACTCCGGGGATGAGTCAGGTGAGTGAGTCGGCAGTGAGGATGTCGGCTGAGATCGACCAAGCCCTCAAGCTCCTCGCCCAAGCCATCCCCCAACTCGCCCCATGGGTCGAACAAGTCACTAACGAACTCCGCAACCAAGTCGGTCAGGCCCTCCAAGGTGGAGCAGTGCCAACCGACCCCTCAGCACAAGACAACAGCCGCTTCCCCGATGGCGCTGCGAGACTTTAGTTAATCGGGAGCACCAATCGCAAGGTTCCCCTATAGCTGGCCTACCAATCCCGGTAGAGGCGTATAGTCCAAGGAGCTGGCTGCGTAGAGGTTCACATGGCAAAGAAAGACAACGAGGCGATCTATCAAGAGTTTCTGGCCGACCTAAAGAAAATCAACCCAAAGGTCGAGGAAATCTTGGACGACGCAACAAACGCCAAGCTGAAAGAGTCTGTTCTGGCGCGCTCCGAAATGTCCCGGCAAATGGATGCTCTGACCGCAGAGCGAGCAGAAGTTGCCGCATTCGTAGAGCAGGAAAAGACCAAAGTTCAAGGTTGGCAAGACTGGTATGGGAGCGTCACGAAAGACATCAGCAACATTCAAACTGAACTCAAGTCCTACAAAGATGCCTACGGCGAACTCGATTCAACTTCCAAGCGACAAATCGCAGAAAGCCATGGTATGACTAAAGAAGACTTTGAGCGGAACCTCCAACAGCGCGATGTGGCAGCGATCAAATTCGTAGACGACCTCACAGACCTCAAGATAGATCACCGGGACAAGTTCAAGGAAAAGCTCGACACTAGCGCCGTCTACAAAATCGCTGGCGAAAAGAACCTCCCCTTGGACGTTGCCTACAACCTCTACATTGGAGATAAGCTCCAGAAGCTCAATGACGCCAACGTGGAAGCTCGAATCGCACAAGCGCGGACAGATGCCGTCGCGGAGTATGCTACCAAGCACAATCTCCCCGTCATCTCCAGCAACCCCGATTACGTTCATCCCCTTGATGTTAAGCAGCCTCTGACAAATCCCAATGAGCGAATCAACGCTGCCGTAGCGGACTACACCAAGCGGCAGTCTCAACGATAAGGACAATAGTAAGCTATGGCAAACCTGTCAGGGTTCCTTGACGAACTCAATACGTCTACTCAGCGGCACATCGTGCCCGGTCTGGTAGACAACAACTTCAAGAACGACCCCCTCTTGGCGTACATGAAGAAAAACAACCTGGAGAAGTTCACTGGTGGAACCCAGATCCAGGAAAACCTCGTATATGCATCTCTGCCCAATGGCGGGGCGTACGCCGATGGTCAGACCGCCTCGATTGCGATTGTGCAGACCGAGACGGGTGCGAGCTTCATCCCGAAGAACTACTGGGTGCCTGTGGCGATCTCGAAGATCCAGGCTCAGGTGTTCAACAAGGGGCCGGAAGCGGTGTTTAGGTTGGTGGATAGTCGCCTTCAGAACGCGGCCTTGACGATGAGTGCCATCCTCGCGATTGCCCTCTACAATCAAGGTCAGACCTCTCCCCGTGTGCTTGAGCTGAACGGCCTCGCCGAAATGCTCAATGACGGCAGCAACAACAGCTGGACCGGAGCGGCTTACACGACCTACGGTACCCTGACCCGTGGTGGAACGATTGGCTCGGCCCTCAACAGCCCGATGACCTCCCCCACTGCCAACGTCGCCGGTCCTATCACCTACAAGATCCTTGAGGAAGGCTACAACACCGTCGTCATCGGTGACGAGTTCCCCAACCTCATGGTAACGACCAACCTCGGGATGTCCTACATCAAGGAGAAATTCCAGCCCCAGTGGCGCGTGGAGACTCAAGACCCCAAGATTGGGTTCAACGGCATCAAGTTCAATCAGGCCATGGTGATTCAGTCGCAGTATGCGCCAGGATCGCTGGGGGTCAACGATGCGAACTTGGGTAACTACCTTGCGCCCTCCAGCCAAGGCGAGACCCTCTTCTACCTCAACACCAAGTACTTCCGCATGTGGGTCACTGACGACCCGGAATTTGGGTTTGGCTTCACCGGCTTCAAGCCCGCGCAGGATAGCTTGACCGTTGCTGGACAGTATCTGTTCACGGGCAACGTCACCTGTCAGGCTCCGCGCCTCAGCCGCCAGCTCTACAACATCACTGGTTAATTCTCTTTCAGGTAATCGAGGGGGTTCACCAGAAAGGTGGGCCTCCTCCTTCGCCAAAGGATTCTAAATTATGGCATCTGCTACAGGTCGTTTTTTCCCCGTTCAGGTTATGCATCTTGGCCCTGTCGGGACGTTTGCTGGATTCAACGTAGCCACCCTCGGCGGCGACGGCACCGTTGCATCTGGCGATTCCGGCCCCTGGTTCGGCCAGCTCGGTCAGGTTGTAGAGGATTCGGGTAAGTGCTATCGCCTCGTGCAGTTTGATAATGGCACGGGTGATGTGGCGTCGGCGGCGGGTGGTGTGGCTCACTGGAAGACCCGTGCGAGTTTCATCGTCACGAGCGACCAGACCGACGCGCAGGCTTCACTCAACAGTGTGGCTGGTGGGTTCCTTGGAATTCAGACTGATCAGTATTACTGCTTCATTCAGCTGGGTGGTACGCAGGCTGTTATCACTGACACAACCCAAGCGGCTGGTGTGGCACTCATTGCCAGCACGACTGACTTGACCCTCGTGGCCGGTTCGACCAATACCAAGGGCAACCAGCTCATCTACGCCATCAGCTACGGCACCGTCACGACCACTTCCGTTACCGTCTTCTGGGTTTTCGGCAACCTCCTGTAATCCTTTTTCGGTGTTAGGGGGCCTCTCGGGGTCTCCTAATGCCTGAGGTATCTCATGGCATCTACAATGACACTTGCCGGGGACTGGATGGTTTCGCTCGGGAACCGTAGACAGACTTCCGGGACGGGTAATATTGGTACATATGTAACAAACGGCATTGCCGTTGCGGCGGCGCAGGTTGGCCTTGGCGTGCTTCAGAGCCTTGTAGTTGATCCTGCAGGCGGGTATACGTTTGAATGGGTCGCTTCGACGGGTAAGATTAAAGCCTACCTCGGCAGTGGCGCGCTCGCAGCTCATACTCACGACCTCAAAATCATCGGCGGGCAAGCAGCGGCTTCGACAGCGGCTACAGCCTACTACGCAACAGATATCTTCGGTAAGGAAGCTGTGACCAACAAAACAATTGCTGGTGCAGACTCCGCAACCAAAGGCGGCGTCGTGGCAGTTTCAGCAGGCAGCGCAGCCATAGGCACTGAAGTCACGAGCACGACAGCCCTTGCTGGCGTTACCTTCAACTGGCGCGCTGTGGGGATCTAACCCATGGCGGCAACTATTACTCTACAACAGCTGCTCAACGTAGGCAGCGCAGAAGCTTCGTTGGGAACAGGTAATCTTGGTACTTATGCTACTGGCGGGGTCGCTGTAGCGGCAAACCTCTTTGGCCTCCCCCGGCTGGGAACCCTCCTTATTCAATCTTCAGGGGGGTATGACTTCGGCTACAACTCCTCGACCGGCAAGATTCTCGCGTATGGGTCTGGTGGTGTCGGTGCCCACAGCCACGATTTGGCTATTATCGGTGCTCAGGCTGCAGGTAGTACAGCAATTACTGCTTACTACGCTACTGATATTTTCGGCAAAGAAGCAGCCACTGATAAGACCATCGCAGGCGTTGATTCAGCGACCAAAGGGGGCATCTCCGCAAATACTGTGCCAACTTCAGGGGCTATCGGAGCCGAAATCGACAACGCAACTGACCTCTCAGCCATAACCTTCAGCTGGCGTGCCTCGACCTCTTAGTGTATACTAAAAGCATGTCAAATGGAGTTATCGGAGTCTCTGCCGCAGAGCAGGGACGGTTTACATCGTTTTGGGCCTCTAAAGATGCCATGTGGAAGCCTGCTCAGTATATCGGAGCAACTGTCTATAGCTCCAACATCGCAGGCAACCGCAATGAAATCACCCAAGTTATGCTCGATAATGCAGCAGACTGGGTGCTTTACCTAGACGACGACCATATTTTGCCCCAAGACGTTCTCCCACGCCTCCTAGCAGCAGACAAAGACGTCGTTTCAGCACTCTACACTCAACGCCAGCCGCCTTTTGACCCCGTGCTGTTCGACTCTGAAGTCAAAGGTGGTGGGCACATCAGGAAATCCCTCAAAAACGGCGAGCATGGGCTCGTAAAGGTCTCAGCAGCGGGGGCAGGGTGTTTGTTGGTGAAGCGGAAGGTGATTGAAGCCCTCACCCCGCCCTACTGGACCCTCGGGCAAATTGATGCGGGCAGCTGGGGAGATGATTTGGACTTCTGCAACCGTGTCAGAGCAGCAGGCTTCGACATCTACTGCGATCTCGACACATCAATCGGCCACAGCATGACCGGAGTCGTCTGGCCGGCCTACGATGCCGCCAACGGCTGGGTCGCCAACTTCAGCCGCAACGCTCAAGACCCCCCAATCGCTCAATGGCTGATGCCGATGAGTAATATCTAATGGCACACGGACAGGACACCTTTCTTGAAATCACACGGGCGCTAAGACTCTATGTGCCAGAATTGCCAATTACTCTTGCTCAGCAGTTCATTCGAGACCGATATCGTCGTATCCTCGACCGGCGCGATTGGTCCGCTACACGCCGAGAGGCAGAGTTCCTCCTGGCACCCGCAAAAACCACTGGGACTGTTCTGCTGGTTCGTGGAGCTAGCACAGTTGTCGGAACCGGCACAGCCTTCGATGTTAATGATGTTGGCAGACAATTCAAAGCAGGAATAGGATCGCCAGTCTATACCATCACTGCTGTTAACGACGTTAGCCAGACGCTCACTCTCAACATGCCGCTGGGAGTGGCATCAGATGCTGCAGCAGGCTATTGGGTACTCGACGCCTACGTCACCCCACCCGTAGACTTTCTTCAATTCCTCGTAGCTGCCAACCCTATCCAAGGCTGGCGACTGCGCTTTTGGGTCACAGCTGAGGAACTATCGGTGATGGACCCCCAGCGCACCTTCATGGGGCAACCATATGTGCTTGCAGATCGCATGTTCTCCGATGGCGGATTGGGCCTCCCACAGTTTGAAGCGTGGCCATATGCTACCACTGCCCAAACTATCTACTATATGTATCTTATCCGCCCCGCCGATTTGGTCTCGCCAACGGATATCCCAATTTGGCCTATTCGCACTGATGCCATCGTTGCTGGCGCTCTTGCCGATGTAGCACGGTGGCCGGGGACACGGGAGACGCCAAACCCCTATTTTACTAGGCCGGAGTATTGGAAAGCCTACGAGATGGAGTTTGAGGATAAGATGGTGGAGATTGAGCGGCGGGACGAGTCGATCTTTATGACGCAGTTGCAGATGTATCCCTACAATAACCTTCCATTTTCTCCGCTATCTGCTTCGTGGATTCAGAGTCATGCAGTCTGATCGCTCTATGAATAATACAGTGGCATGTAGGGCAGACAAAAGTTAAGTTATCTAGTTTGCCATTCCGCCAGTTTCCGTCTTTATGGTGTACATGTAAAACTTCAGGTATTTCATTAAAGCCACACCGAAAGCAAATAAACGGAATACTATTTTCTTGGCAGTAGAGTCTATAGCGTCTACTATGTGTATGTCGTCCCCCTTCTTCAGCCTTTAAAGATTCTTGTCTAATCCGCACGGCACTACATGGTTTACTGCAACAAATACGGGGATTTTTAGGGGTTGTATAAAATAATCTTTGGCATATAGGACAATTAACTTCTACAGGTTTCCTCCTAGCATTTCCTCCTCCCTGCTTTCCACACTTTTGCGAGCAGTAGCGGGAATTCGGTTTATTAGGTTTTACAATAAAATCTTGGCTGCATATAAGGCAGGCTCGTACTTTACGCTGTGCTTTTTCAAACGACCTAGCGCATGCCCTAGAACAGAACCGAGTTTTAGCTGCCGCTGGTTGAAATTGCTGGTTGCATAACTCACATACTTTGGGGTCTAATCTATAGAAGGCCCATTTACAAGAGTATGAGCAAAACTTAGGGTAATTTCTTTTACGGTTGGGCTTCAGATCTTCGTTACACTGCGGGCATTGTCTGTGCTGCATAATGTCCTTAAGTTTACCAAATCTAGCAGCTATTGTCAAGGTTAATATATGGATAGTTACAAAACGCCATTCGGGGACGCGGTTGATAGTTCGCCAGTTCCTCATAAGGGTTCCGGCAGCGGCTCCTACGACGCCTCTAGCATCCCCGACACTCCGAACCGCGACGGTGGGCTCATCCCTGAGCTGACCTTCGACACCCACTGGGGCGAGCCGAAAAATAGCGGCCCTGTGACGAAATCGCCCTTTAAGGACGCGATTAGTTAAGTGACTGTCGATCTCATCTACTGGGACATGGCTCCGTGGACTCCGCCGCCTCCGGGAGTATTTGTAACTCTCGAAAATGCTGGGCTTGGGGATGCACGGGGACTAACTGTAGCTGCCCACCACGGTTCGCTTGGCGGCTGGCAGGGGCTATTTTACAAATGGGTTCCTATCCGTCAACTTCTAAATAAGGTTCAACATGGCATTGCAGTCTTTCGGGCTCGTTACAATCGCATCGGGCGGCACCCCAGTCCGCTGCACAGCTAATGCTGCCGTGCCTGCAGCCCGTGTAGGAGTGCAAAGCTTTATGGTGCAGGCAGCAGCTGCCAACGCAGGGATTGTGTATGTGGGGACGGCTGATATGGTCATTGCAACAGGAGTAGGGGTACTTGCTATTCTACCAAAACCTACTTCAGCCACTACCGGCCCTTTTCCTAGTATCTCGTTTAGCATCATGGACGCCCCAGCTGGCATCAACCTCAATGAAATTTATATCGATGGTACAACAAACGACGCAGCGTATGTTAGTGCCTCTTCGCAGTAAACGTCAGGAATAAAATACTATGGCTATCTCATCTGGATTTGTACAACTACCTGACGATTCAGGCAATGCTGGTAAGAAGGAAGATCATATAGTCCTTTCTGGAGGCAACTATAGAGAGGTTGTATCTATTGGAGATCCGGACTCCACTGGCATTGCTAAAGTTGCTCCGGTTAGTGCTACACTTGGACTAGCTGTAGAGCCCAAAGCCCTAGCACCAGGAGCTTCGACAGCTGCTAAACAGCCAGCTCTAGGTACAGCCGGTACGGCCTCTGCAGATGTCATTTCAGTACAGGGTATTGCATCAATGACCCCGCTACTGGCTACTGGAACTGGGTCTGCGGGCACAGCGGCAACTGGGGTTGTGACAGTTCAGGGCATTGCGAGCATGACAAAACTGCTTGTGACGCCAGATTCAGTCGCTCTACCAGCAAACCAGAGCGTTAACGTCGCGCAGATGAACGGCGTGACGACATCAATGGGGTCTGGCGCCAACGGCACAGGTGTGCAGCGTGTTACAGTTGCGACAGATGATGGCGTCCAGACTAAGCTATCGGCCCTTATTAATCCCGGCCTGAGCGTGGCGGTATCGGTAACGCGGCCTTCCAACACAACCGCATATGCGGCAAATGACGTGCTGGGGCCAACTGGTGGCGGAACGGCCGGTATTGACTTCAATCTTGCGGCTGTTTCGGCTTCGAACATTATGATTACATCGGCGTCCTTGGAGCGAGATGTCTCGGCGTTGGTTTCTGGTGAGTCGAGTTATAATTTGTATTTATACAACATCACACCGCCAAGTGCGCTCGTAGATAATGACCCATTCGATTTGCCGTCGGGAGATCGCGCATCATTCTTGGGCGTCATCAACCTAGGAACTCCTGTCGATCAAGGCAGCACACTCTATATCGGTACGGACGGCATCAATAAGCAGGTCAAATTGGCGGGCACGCACATCTTCGGTTATCTGGTAACAGTTGGTGCCTACACCCCAGCTAGTGCAACTGTGCTCAAAGTCACGCTCAATGCTGTTCAACTATAATGCCTACACCAGCCCTTAATGCCGTATTGTTTCCTGCTCGTACTGGTGGAACTATCTTATATGCTCTGAATGATTTTGAGTTTGGTGTCAATGACGATCTTGTAACAGCAGCAGCTCTGACCGCCGCAGAGCAAGGTACAGGCTGGGTGTGGACACAGAGCCGTACACCTCTCGGGCACACAAGAATTACAACAAGCGGCAACGACAACTTCACCTTATTGGCAAATGTCAATGGCCATTCCATTGCCACAACCGGCACGCGGCGGATTAATTTCAACCTCACTGAAGCAGTATCAGATGGTTTAACGCCAGTATACGAAATGATTACGGCGCTTCCGCCAACTAATAATATTACGCGCCTAGTGGTAACAGGCTTTGTAACATTTGGAGCTACCGCTGCCGGTTTTGTTAGTATGGATATCGTCTGGATTGGTGCTGGACCCTATCTTACGATGCAGTTGAATATCAATGGATCTGGGACAGAGGGTAGCGGTGGAGAAGTCCATATCGAAACACAAGTCGATGGAGGCATGACTTACAAATCAACCTCTATTCCCGTTACTCTCGATACGACGTATTGTTATGAGTTGTGCTTCGATGGCAACACAGGGGCAATGGCGCTCATTCTCCGAAGCGCCGATCAGTCAACGTTGATTGGTACGTCTGGTAAGATTTCCAACGATGTAACAGCATCCACTGTGACCTTTGCCCAATTAACCGACTATCTCAACCCAGAAGCCGGTTATATGTATTACGATAAGTTCTCCCGCGTATGGGGGACTGGGACGCCGTTTCCTTTGTTTCCCTTAACGGTGCCAACCCCAGCAAACATTACATTGGAGCAACTAATTGTCGATCAGTTGGTATTCGAATGGGACTCACTAGCGTTGGGGTTTACCGTTGAACGAAGCTCCGACGCTGGAAGTAACTGGACTACTCTGGTAACCAATGAAGAATCAGTAGATCTCGGATCAGGAACAGCTGGTCGCTATCGCTATGAAGACGATACAGTGGCGAATACTGTCACTTACCGCTATCGCGTGACCGCATTTATTGGGTCCGCGATGTCTGCGAGCGCAACAAGCGCAGACGTGACAGTGAACAACGGCAGCAGCCCTGTCGCCCAGGATGATTTCGAGAGCTACGTGCCCGCAAGCAATCTTGGGTCGGCCTCGTCGGCAGCGAATTGGGAGGCCATCAATGACAACGTAGTGGTCTATAATCCTCTGCTCGTTGGGCCAGCCAGTGTATATGGCGGCGGTGCGGGGGGCACGACAACCTCGATGGCAAAAAGCACGGCCACCTTTAGCGCGAATCATCGCAGCGAGGCAACTGCTGTAACATTGAGTGCTGGCAGCTTTTCCTTTGCAGCCCTAGGCGTCCGCTGCCAATCCGGAGCTGCAACCTTCTATGCATTCCTCGTAGACGGATCGAATTGGTATGTGATGGATTTTATTGCTGCTGTTCAGCACGTCATTACAAACGGTACATCAACAGTCAGCGACGGCGATTTGTTCGCCATTGAAGCATCCGGTGCGGGGTCATCAACACGTCTGAAAATTCAAAAATTCCATAGCGGATCGTGGACCGATATCGCCACAAACATAGACCCCGGCACAAGCCATTATATCGACAATGGGGCACCAGGTGTAGGCGGATCGTCCGCGAATGCCACCTTTGGTCGTGTCGATGACTGGAAAGGATTTGACCTGTGAAATTTGTTATAGCAATGCTATTTGTTATGCTGCCGCATATGGCCATTGCGGCCGATCTCAAAGTACAATGGCAGCAAAACGCCGCAAGTGAAGGCGTCGTGTCCTATAATGTCACCATCGATGCGCTGGCTCCGCTAGTGGTTCCAAATATCCTGAATACCACCTGTAACTGTATTCAGGTTCTCGCCGCCTTCTCAACGGGACCACATACTGTTAAGATTTCCGCAGTGGCACCACTCATCACAGGGATTGCTGTCGATGGCGTCACTCAGCCAGACCAGTTTGCTGAATCTGCACCAGCAACACTCACTTTCACCCTCAACCCTGGTGGACAGATCAAAAACGTCACAGTGAAGAAATAATTCATAGTGATGCTCAACTTCAAACCCTCTCCCCTAACGGCCTTCAGGCTCGTTCGTTTACTCATTCACAAAAAGGAGATTACTATGTCTGCAGAACTCGATGCTCTTTCCGCTGTCATTACCGCTGCGATTGCTGTGAACCAGTCTGCTGCGGCGCTTATTCCTCTTCTCGTGACGTCTAGCGCGGCGGATAAAACGAAGATGTCCGAATTGGCCACTGCGCTCAGCGATGCTTCGCATGCTCTCGATACCGTTGTAAAAGATAATACCCCTGCGTAAGGTCTAGGTATGAACATCCTCTCCAAATGCTGCAGAGCTACCATAGAAAAGGTCGGCTGCTGTACTCGAATCTGTAGTCAGTGCAAGAAGGTGCTCGTTAAAGGGAGCTATGAGTAGTTTTCTGCAGATTTGGGAGGATGTCGTTCAACCTGCGCCGACTGTTATGGTGAACCCCGGCTTCCTTGTGCAGCCGGAGAATCTTATTTATCACGGATGCTTTCGGCTTCCATCCTACCCACCTGACCGCTACGACTTCCCCGGAAAGGGGATGTGTTATAACGCGGCGAACAATTCTCTGTTTTGTGTAGGGTTTGCCTCTGAAGAAGGCTGTGGGGAAATGACTATCCCTGTGCCTATTGCTGGAGCGCCTAACCAGAATGCCCTCAATAGGGCCATAGCTATTCAACATGTGCAAGACCCCAGTGAAGGCAGCTGGGGTTCGCTCGCGTATGGGGCGGGCATCAATATGGGCGGCTTGCTGATGTATGGCGGGCGGCTCATTGTTACGTATTTTAGAACCTACGATGCCACTGGCGATCAGCCCTTTTCACACTGGGCACGCAACCCAAACCTGAGCGCACCTGGAGCATACGTTGGGCCAGTGACGCTCGCTGTTACAGACTTAGTTAATAATGTAACCCCTCACGCTGGGATGGTGTCAGGGTATATGGGGGATATCGCCCCAGCATGGCAAGCAGCATTTGGTGGACCGTGCTTTACTGGGCAATCGGGATTGTCTATTATTACGCGGACATCGTTTGGGCCGGGAGCCTTTGCTTTTGATCCTGCAAATATTGGAACAGTCAATCCTGTCCCGACAACTCCACTTGTATTTTATCCATCGAATCATCAGTCGCTAGGAACATGGGGTAGTGAGGCTCCAAACGATCAATTTAACGGTACGATGCAGACGGGCGGAATTGTTCAGCCAATTAATACCGGCAGCGTCCTATTTTTTGGCGTAATCGGCATTGGAGAGTATCATTATGGAAACGGTACTGCCGATCCATCTTTGAATGGCACGCTGGTGCCGGGGTATACGGATAGATATTATTGGTATGACCCTGCAGTGCCGACACCCGGAGACCATGCATATCCCTATGTGGGGCGAGTATGGGCATATCGTGCAGTAGACCTCGCAGAGGTTGCTGCAGGAACACGGAATGCATGGGATGCTTTGCCGTATGCTGTATGGACGTTGCATACTGATTT